ACAAGATAAGAAAGAACTACTGATTGACATACTTAAAAAAGCTGAATCATGTTAACATTTACAACAATGAACGTAGTAGGATTCTGTTCAATAGAAAACCTACATATACCTTTAAATCCAAGTTGTACCATACTTATCAAAGCACCGAATGGTAAAGGTAAATCAACTATCTTATCGGCATTGGTATGGGCAATATATGGTAAAAATTTAAAAGGGGTATCAGAAGTAACTACCTGGGAAAAGGTAAGACCTAAAGATTACCAAGGAGTAATGGTAGAGGTATTCTTTCAAAAGGGAGAACATATTTATAAAATTATCCGATGTCAGAAATGCAATATAGTTCTTGAGGATGGGGCTAAAGGTAAAGATAGGCTTATCCTTATGAAAGATAACGAGGTAGTGAATGTAAAGGGTAAGAATAAACTCCAAGATGCCATTAATTCAGAACTCGGATTATCTTACACTTTATTCATGAACTCGATAATGTTTGGTCAAGGGATTAAGAGGTTGATACAAGAATCAAATGCCGACAAGAAAAGGATATTTGAGGAAGTATTTGACCTTGAGTTCTTGAATATAGCTAAAGGAATAGCTATGCAGGATAAAAATAACCTGTTAGCTCAAGCTAACGAAGTAGAACATCAATCCGAGTTACTTAAAAGGGAGTTGGAAGCCAGTAAAGAGGCTTACTTTGATTTACGTGACAGGGAGAAAGGTTTTAAAGAGAAAATCAAATCGGAACGTAGAGAGTTAAAGAAAGACAGGGAAAAGCTAACTAAGTTACTGATTGAAAAACAAAAGGCACTTAAGGATGAAGTAGAAAAAAGTCTTCAGGTAAAGATTAAAAAACATAGTACCTATGTAGATACTCTTAAGTCAAAGCTTAGGGGTAATAGAATGGTTGCAGAAGGGGTTTCTTTACCAGATTTTGTAAAGAAACTTAAGATACAGTTAGATAAAGGCCACTACAAACGTGCAAAGGCGAGCGTAGATATTATTTACAATGCCCTGATTAATTCTGATAAGTTACGAGAAGAATATGAGGATGCTCTAGAAAGGTTAGATGAATTGAGGACTACAAATGAGAAATATAAGAGACTTCAAAAAGACTGTGAAGACATTGCTTCAGATATTGCCTCTATTGACGAGGATTTGGAAAAGCTCAAACAAGAGAAACTTAAGGTTATGTCTCCTAAGTATAAAGAGAAACTTAAGGAAATTAGAAAGAATCTTCGTAAGGTAGATGAGGATTACCATAATAAGGAATTAGAGTTAAAGAACTACGATTGGTTACTTAATGACCCACTTGGTAATAATGGAATCAAGGCTTATCTGTTTGATTCATCTCTGGATATGTTAAATAGAACACTTGATAAATATTCTCAAGTATTGGGATTCAGGATTGAATTTGGTATAAATTTGGGTACTATTAGAAAGGACTTTTATACTTTAATTGAAAGGGATGGGCAAATTATTGATTATGATGAACTATCGGGAGGAGAACGACAACTTTGTAATGTAGCAATGGCTTTTGCTATGAACGAATCTTTAACTGCTTCCAAAGGGATTAATCTAGCCTTCTTAGATGAAGTATTTGAATCTTTAAGCTCAGATAATGTAGAGGTGGTTACATCCTTAATCAGGCATACTTTTGCAAATAAGACCCTATTTCTAATTACCCATTTAGATTCACTTCCATTATCTAATACTAAAATCCTGCAAGTTGAAAAGGTGAATGGCCTGAGTAGGTACCAACTACTTTAAATTATGAAAAGAGTAATTTAACTGATTACCCAAATTATAGGGTTTCTAAAAGAGGTAAGATAATCAGATTATCAGATGGGAAAGTTATAAAATGTTACTTGAACCATAGGTTCAATAGGTATTATTGTTGGCTATACGATTCCAAGAATATTAGAGTCAAAGTATATAGGTATAGATTAGTAGCTATGGCTTGGATTCCCAATCCTGAGAATAAACCTGAAGTTTGCCATATAGATAATAATTCAACCCATGATTATTATAAGAATTTATATTGGGGAACTCATAAAGAGAATATGGAACAAATGTCAAGAGATGGGAGAAGTACTAGAAATAAAAGTATAATCAGAAATATCAGTAAGTCTCGAATTACTTTAGTAAAGAGAAAAGACTATCAGAAGGTTTCTTTTGATATACCCTCAGAGAAACTAGAGCTTGTAATTAAGAAATTCTTTGGGAGTTGAGGCTATAATGGTATATAAAATACAATACACCATTATATTATGAACTCTAAGAATAAAGGAAATCGATTCGAAAGAAAAATTGCCGGGTTTTTTACGAAATGGACCGGGTACAAATTTGAAAGGAATAGAGCAGGGAGTGGAGCTTGGCATTCAAACAAGGACTCCACTTCCGATTTAACCTGTACTGATGAAAGGCATGCTCATAGATGTAAGATATCTATCGAATGCAAGAATTATAAAGAGATTAAGTTTGAACATCTACTCTTAGGTAATAAGGGATGCGATATATTGAAATTCTGGGAACAAGCTTCTAAGGATGCAAAAAGAGCAAATAAAGTTCCCATACTCTGTATGAGATATAATTCAATGCCATCAGAAGAATTTTTCTTTGTAGTTGGAAAGGATTTATCTTCTGTATTCTATAAACCAATATTCGATAAAGCCAATATTATGGTAATTGATGTACCAAAGATAGGTGAGATTCTTTATGTATTCATGGCTAGTGATATACTGAAGAATGTAAACTATAAGTTAGTACATAAACAAGCTAAGTTAATTCTTAAAAACCGGTAACCCATGAAGAAGCATACCCCATACTCATATTGTATATTTTACCTTGAAAGGAAGTACTGTGATAAAATTAATAAAGAACTCAAAGAAAAGGGGTATGACCAAATCAAGGCAATTATTCCTATGGTAAACGTATTAAGAAAAACCACAAAGGGTAAGATGGTATTCGAAGAAGTACCAGTATTATTCAATTATGGTTTTATGAGAATGCCAACAGAATTAGCATTCTCAAGGCCATTCCTTAATAAATTACGTAGGAATATATCAGGAATCAGGACTTGGTTAAGGAATACCGAGACAATGCACCAAAGAAAGAAAAAGGCTAGAATTGATAATGCTGAAGACTTTGACGATTTTTCTTTAGTGGCTACTTGCAGTAGAAAAGAAGTAAGGCGGTTTAAGAGGTTAGCTAAAGAGAACAAAAGATTTTCAGTTGACGATTTAGTTAAGGTGAATCCTGGAGATTACTTAGTACTACGTGGATATCCCTATGAGGGAGTAGATGCCACAGTATTAGAAGTTGACCATCTTTGTAAAAGAGTAAAAGTACTGATATACCCAGAAATGGGAAGAATGGAAGTATGGCTACCTTTTGACAATGTTATCTACAGTGTTTATTTAAACCATGACCCAGATAGGCTTTATGCTAATCAGGGAGAATATGACCCTAATCAGATTACCAATGAAGCAATTGATAGTATAATGAATTTTAGAAGAAGTTAATATGATGAACGAGGCTCAACAAAAGGCATGGAGTTGTTTAATAGACAAAGAACAACAATCATTATTCCTTCAACTATCAGAAAATAAATCTTCATGGGAAGCTGGTGAAATTTTAAAGTTATCTCATTACAAGTATCTTGAAATCCGGGAACGGTCTGAGAAATTCTTTAGGCTATTCTCGGATTTTTTTGAGAAACACACTTCTATCTTTCGACCAGATTGCCCATGTGAGAGAAACTTCCAAGATTATATGGAGGGATGTTTAGAAAAAAGATTAAAGAGAAAAGAAGCTAGTGTATTTACTGGTGATTCTACTCAGTTACTCCCAAAGGTGAACTCTAAGAATATAGAGAGGAACATGAAACGATTAAAAGAATCGGAAGATGAATGGGATATGGACACTCTAAGATTAATTCTTGAGTTTGACAGGTGGAATAATTTTAGAATACTCCCAAGAATGCTACAACAGCCTTCTGCATTTAAAAGGAGGTCGAATAAAAAGGACAAGATATACATCAAATACCTTCTTAATAGGGTACCAGATTGGATGCACACTAAACTCAGAGAAAGATTTAGATATAAAGTAAAACCAAGTAAGAAAAAATACTGGGTAGCTTTAATATCAGAAGACCTATACACTGATGGTTACCTTTTATTACCGGTAAGACCTTTGGAAGAAGTAGTTAGTGAATTTAGTAGATTTTACATGTATGTGTTTGAAACCAAGGATGATGCAGATACCTTTGGTTTCATGGTATCTAAATTCATGATTAAAACTGGTACGGTAAAGCTTGGGCAAAAATTCTGGCCAGAGTACAGATGCTGTGTGGAAAAAGCTGTAAACTATAATCAAGTGAATAACATAGAATTCGATATTAAGAAATTGGATATGGCCTATAACCTTCACATACCCAGAAAAATCCGAAAACCAAAATCCACTGCTGCACAGAGGGCAAGGACCTCGGATTTTTATAAAAATAAATAAGAATAAAGATATAATTAAAATATTATTCTTATATTTGCAACGTGATTAATGAATACTTATAAAAATATTAATATATGGCAAAAAAGAGTAGAAAAGACATGAAAGCCCCCTCCAAAGAGAAATCAAATTTCCTTGGTGCATCTGGGAGAAACATGACTTACAAGGATTTAAAAAGAAAGGCAATCATATTAGGTATGCCTTTTCCTGATGCTTGTTCTGCTGGTGTATTTGATTTATTACATTACATTCAGAACTCAGAGGAAAAACCAAACAAATCGTTAATTGATAAATATGACGATTGGATGGATAAGCAATTGGAAACTATTGGGTATTCGAAAGATGACCCATTAAGGAATTCTCGATTAAGGCTTGGGTTTCTTGGAGAAGAGGGGGAAAATGGGCAAAGGAGAACAAAACGAGTTCCCGGAATAAAGAAACCAAGGGAAAAGAAACCACCCAGAGAAAGGGATGAATTTAATCTTATCAAGGGCACAAAGAAATCCTATGTATTCGAATTAACTGCAAAGGGATTTGAACTTGATAGGATTATTCGGAGAATGAAAAAGAAGTTCCCTGAAGCAAACGAGAAATCTATTAATCTTTGGTATAGAATGGCAAAGAGGAATATCAATGGTAAAGCTAAAGGAAGAAAATAATGGACCGATAAGACCAGACCGATATTATATATGGACTTGGAGACCAGATACAACCAATAAGTATATAACCGAGAAAAGTTTATATAGAAAACATCTAACGGGTATACCTTACTTCTCTAGACATCATATAAAAGTTACCTTGGTTTATCTTTATGGAGTAGATGTTCTTCAGTATATCCATATAATATCGGGAAGGAAACTCATAAAACAAGGTATTAGAGAATTATCAGACATGAATGGTAAGAAAAGGGCTTATACTAAATTCTGGTATAAGGGTAAACCAGTAACTGCCAAGAAATTCATAATACCCGATGAATATCATATTGATAAACATAGGAGAAGAAGATTCATGGTTCAAATGCACCGTGTCTTCAAGTCTAAAGGAAGAAAGGAATTCGATGAAAGGTACTCAATTAAACTCTATGGACAACGGCAAGGCATATCTACCGAGCATCTCCACAAGAAGAGATTACAGGTCAATCTTGCTATCCTACAGGATTTACAACAAGCTGAATCAAGAGGAGAAAAATAAATTCAACTTGTTGTTCCTGCAGTACCCACCATTGGTAAGTTCATTGGCTCTTTACTTAAGAAAAAAGATGAATATCCCAATACAGAAGGTACTATTTATCAAAGCACAAAGGGATATGCTCGAAATATTCGATGAGGCATCACTTAAATTTTTAGGGTATTTGCCCAAAGAAAGATTTATCAAGAAATCTTTATTATTCCAAGGGTTTGTCACATTAGAGAGTATTAAACTTAGAAGGTCTTATGCTTATATAATGACAAATAGGATGATAGAAAATAAAATATGGGTATACCCAATTCGATTATCAGATAACTATAAAACAATGATAAAAGGGGAATACAAATCTTATACCGAAATATTTGGAAAGGTGGGTATTCCTGGGATAACTAAAATTAAATATAGCGATGGATAAAGTAACTAAACCTGAAGTTAGGTTAACTACACACGTACCTATTAATCCATTTATGGGTAAAACCTTTAAAATGGTAACCTATAACAAGCATCATCAAGAGATTAAATCCCAGGTGGTAAAAATAGAATCTCAATTAGAATTGAAGACAACTCTAGATGAGATTAAACAATTTAATATTGATAACGAAAATCCCGGAAAGGGTGATTACAAGAAACTTATTACAGAGTGATATATTAATAATTTATTAACCAACTTTAAACATTACGAAAATGGCTAAGAAGAAAAAAGAAGTGGAACTGAAAGAAGTTTCCAGAACAGAAATCAATGGTGCAATTATTATTAAGTACGAAGATGGCTCAGTAAAGATTATCCCTGCTCCTATCATGCTATCCGCCGAAGAAGCCGAAGATCTTTTCGGTTCTGAATCCGATGACGAGGAAGAAGAAGAAGAGGAAGAATCAGACGATGATGATTCTGAAGAGGAAGAAGAAGAAGAGGAATCGGATGATGACGATGAGGAAGATGATGATGATGATGATTCCGAAGAGGAAGAAGAAGAGGAAGAACTGACCGGTGAAGAACTTGCCGAAATGGACTTCGAAGAACTTGAGGATGTCTGCGACGACAAAGACCTTGAAACTGACCCAGACGATTACGATGAAGACGACGTCGAAAAACTCCGTAAAGCAATTGCCAAAGAACTCGGTCTCAAATTGCCGGCAAAGAAAGAAGCCAAAGGTAAGGGCAAGAAAGGGAAAAAGTAATCTGGTAACCGTATTCAAGATTTAAAAGACTGGTAACCGTATTCAAGATTTAAAAGAAGGTAGGGAAATTTCCCTACCTTTACTATCAACTATTAATAAACGTAGAAGTTTACTTATAATAACCATTAACTTATAAAACATTAAAAATTATGGCAACAAAGAAATCAGACTCCAAGAAGAAAGGGGATAAGGAAAAAGACCCAGAAAAAGAAGCTAAACGCAAGGCTCGTCAAGAGGCACTTAAGAATCGGCCGGCTGAACAACGTCCTAACAGCAAGCAAATCGATGTTATTGCCATTAACGACAAATCCAAGGTAATGAACTTTGGTTATGCCGTTAAGAACAAGGAAGGCTATCAGGGTGTAGTGGTTACTTCTGTATTGGTTACGGATGGCAAACCGGTATCAACTTCAGTTTCATTCGTTCCGGGAACTCTTACCGTTAAGTCTAAGAAAGGACATGGCGTTATTTGTTCTCCGAAAAACAAAAAGGCTAAGGAAGAAGAAGAGGAAGAATCAGAAGATTAAACTCTAACTTACTAACTACTATCCCATATGTCTGCTATATAAATTTAGAGTTTAAGTTCATATGAATAACATCTACAGTTAGGACGTTGTTCAGCCAAAAGCTCATTGCCTGCGAAGGTAGTGGGCTTTAATTTTTTATACCCATGGAAGAAGAGAAATTAGCAATTCGAAAGAACATTCGAATACTTGCATTGGATAATCTAATAAATACTTATACTGATGTACTAGAAGATAAAGAATTAAACCTGGGACCAGATGAAAGGGAACTTGCCATCAATATAATAAATGAGGCAAGAGAAATGCTATCAGAAGAAACTCAGGAAGTATCTAACCAAGTAATGCAAAGACCCAAATGGAAAAAGACTTAAGATTATTAGTGGGAAACATTAATCAAACTCTCAGAGAATTAGATTATGTTTCGTACCTTAAAAAGGTAGCTCTTAGTAAGGGTAAGAAAGGCGAATACCAATCCCATAGGTTGAAGAGTAATTATCTGAAAAGAAAACTCATATCTCTTAAAGGAGCCCTGAATAAAAAACTTCATGGGACTTATATTGTTGCCCAATTTAATTTTATAAGGGGGGAACAGAAAGAAACTTTTGAACAAACTTTTACGGACTTATCTCAGAAAGAGGTAGAAGATATACTTCAACTCGAGGCAGTTTTAAAACAATGCAGTTTAGAAATCCTAGAAATTAAAGAAATCCCAACCCAAATTAGGAAGGTATAACTATGGTATTATGTAAATAGGAAATTCAATTATTCACCTAATATAAATGAAAATGGCTAAGAAAACAGAAAAGAAGAGTAAATCGGAATCCAAGACTCCGGAACTCACAAAGGCTAAGAAAGCTTTGGATGCTTACCTTAAAGAGAACAAGTTGGACCCTACTAAGGATTGGACCAAAGACAAGAAACATGGTAAAAAGGTTACCGAACTTGTAAACAAGCTCAATAAGGAAAGAGACAAAGTTGCTGCTGCCTATCCTGAAGCTGACCAAGAGAACAACAAGAAATTGGTAAAACTCAAGGAAAAAGAGAAGAAGGAAAAAGCTGAGAAGAAGGCTGCCAAAGAGAAAAAGGAAAAGAAAGGAAATGGCGGTAGAACAGCTACCAAATACGATTATCCTCTCATCGATGGCAGAGAAATGACTTCGGCTGAGAAGAAAAAATATCGTATGGAGCAAAGAAAACTTGCTTCAGGTAAGGCTCCCAAGGAGGAAAAGGAAACTAAGAAAAAGAAGGAAGAAAAGGTAAAAGAAAAACCGGCTTCCGATAAGAAGGATAAGAAGGCCAAAGACAAGAAGAAAAAGAAGGCCGCTAAAGAAGAAGATTAATAAGAGCACTTTTTACTTTTACTTATCATATTTTTGAGTATTCGTTAATAATGGTAGAAGGCCTGGCAATATAAAAATTGTTCAGGCCTTTTATTTTCTAATTAAGTCGAAAATGGAACAAGAAGTATATAAACCAAAACTTAGAATCACTACACTATCAGAGAATGGTACCCCATTATCCGATAGGTTGGTAGATGCCTATACCGAGATGAATTCAGGTCCAAAGGTACAGCATAACGGTCCCATAAGAGTAGAAGTAACTCTTACTAATAAACAAGATATTGATAACTTCAAAGAATACTTAGATAGGTTATCTGGTACATTGCCTGCTAAGGCACCCAATGTGGGCAGAGGAAGACCTGCAGGGTCTACAACTAAGGAATTGGAATCACCAAGGGAGGACATTCTTGCAGATGTAGAGAAAATGATTGAAGAGGGTAAAAGCCAACAAGATATCATTAAATATCTTAGGGGATTGGGATTTGTATTTATCCTTACTGAAGATTTTCTATTTCACTTTCCTGGATTTGAGTTTAATAAAAAAGATGTGGGAGAAGCAACAGACAATAAGCAATATCCCAATTCATTCTCTTGGATGGCAAGATGTATCAAACGGGCTAAGGACCCAAAAGCAGATAAATTTGACCCAATGGTAATCTTTGGTTTTAGCATTCTTGGGGGACCCTCGAAAAAGATTATCCCATATCTCTATAAGGAAAGGAAGAAACCATTAAGGGCCCAAGTTGGTAAAAACGTAATCTCCTTCTCTCAGGCAGAATTCACTAAACTTCCCAAGTATATGTTAGAATCCGAAAGGATTAAGTTCTCTACTGAACAGAGACAATTGCTTCTAAGTCCCGAAAAGAAGCCTTCTAAATTCTTCCTAAGATGGGTAAACGATGCTATATTCCCAGACTCCATAGAGGAAAAGATGGAAGAAATCAAGAACCGCTAACACTTACCTCCGTATTTATTAAAAGAGTATTTTATATAAAATAATTTTAGTATATTTGCATAAAGAAAATTTAATTATGGACAAGGAAACAAAAGACATCGTAAAGCTCATTGCTGGTATTCAGATTGAATCACTCAACTCAATCAAAGAGGACGTTAAAAATGGAAATGATATTGCCCAAGACTTAATCAAAAAACTCCTTCAGATTGAGGATGACGAAATAATTCGAGCACTAGATGAGCACATTGAATTATACGTAGAAATGGGGAATACCCCTCAACTGATAAATATACTAAGTGAATACCAAATGCTGGTATGCTCTCACATATTGTTCAGAATGGAAGATGAATGGGTACATACCAATTCTCAGGGAGTACTTGGTACTTGGGCAATATTCCAGAGGGCAAATCTCAAATTCCACCCTGAATTAACCCTTTTAAAATTTTAATATAGACATGGAAAAGAACGAATACTTAGAATCAGTAGAAATGAACACTGGAGTTGAAATGATTCCTTGCGAATCCTCTAACATCGAAGGCTTTGGCTATGACTCAAAGAAAAAACAACTTTGGGTTGCCTTTAAGGGTAACCGAGTATATCGCTATGATGAGGTACCTCACGAAATCTGCAATGAGCTACATCAGGCAGAATCGAAAGGTAAATACCTGGCAAAGAATATCAAAGACAAATTCAAAACCAACAGGTTATGAACTCCGAAACTAAATTCATACTGGGTCTGGTAACCCTGGGAGCAGTGATTTACTTTATTGGTGAGAATAGAACTCATCCAATAGAAGTGAGCACTGCTCCTTCTCGTTTTGAAAGTCCCTTAACCAGATTAAACACTCTTTCAGATAGTTTGGGAATTAAACCAAAAGAAAGGGAGCAAAAGAAACAATGGTATAAGTATAGGGTAGAAATAGAAACTATTCCAGAAAATCAATTATATAAGATTGAGAAATCTGGATATCAACAATATGAAGTTTCTAGATTAGGGGAAACTTATTCCTATGTTGTTTATGAATTTACCTCAGATAAGGTAATGACTACTCAAGAAGCCTATGACTTCGTAAAGAAATATCCTGAAAGATGTACAAAGGTACCCAATACATCACAAGATAATATTTACGATAAATATAATGAGGACTATGAAAATTACATCAATGACCCTGAGGACGAAATTAACTATCCTCCAGAGGTCTTTGACTTCCTAGCAGATTAACCTTAGCAAATATAAAAATTTATTCGATTTATTTTTGTAATTAAAATATAATGCTTATATTTGCAATAAGAAATCAATTACTAACATTTTTAATATAGACGTTATGAAAAAGAATGAATCAAAGGTTACTAACCTTGTTGCAACTAAGGTTGCCGAACAACTTGAAGGAATCAAAAATTCCAAGACTAAAACTTCTAAGGCTTCTACCTCTAAGGCCAAAAAGACTAAAAAGGAATTGGTACAAGATGCTCAAGAAGCTGCCACTAATTTTGCCAATGCCAAATTGGTAGAACTCTCTCCTAAAACCCAAACTTCTAAAAAGGCACAGGTTGTCAAGGAAGTTAAGGAACAACAAAAACCCTCCATCATTGAACAGGTAATCTCTAACCGGGAAGTTAAATATGTATATCCTGCCGATGTAGTCGACACTCTGGCTCGAAAGAAATGGAGACAACAAACTCGAAATGAACTCCATCGATTGGAACTTGCCATGGCCCGTATCAAAGATACAAACTCTAAGGAGTTCAAAGCTGCGGCTAAAGCCTATGAGGACTTTAAAAAGAAGGTCCTCAAACCAGAACAAGTTGCATAACCCTTTATTAACCAGGTGCCCAGGTAATTACCTGGGCATCTCAATTCATACAAAATGGATTACACTATCTTCTCTGATAAAGAAATGCTTAAGCAGGACAAAGAACTTGTCGATTTACATAAGAGATGTTGTAAATCCTGGCTTGTTCAGCATTCACTTAAGCATTCTAAGATTAAGAAGTTCTTTATAGTTTACGATTGGTATATCAATCTAAATAACGTAAGGAATTTCTTTTTTAGGCCCATACACATCTTTATTCAAGCATTGCTTTTAGGGCAGCTTGATGATATATCCGATTACATAGACAATAACAAAAATGGAAAACGAAAGAAGAAACGGAATCGAAAGGTATAACGTAATTTACTGCAAAGGTAAATACCAGTACAAATCTAAATATCCTCAAATTGATGCTAAACATAAAATTGTTTATGCTGGCCCAGTCGAACCCATGGCTCCCATTTGGGATAATGCTTCGGATATACTTCGAAAGTCGGATAGGATTTGTACGGAATCTCGGAGAGAATTAAAGAAGTTAGAAGAACGTTCACAGAACAACTTCTACTTCAAAAATAATGGTATCACTCACATAATCATTTACAAATGTTTGGGACAATAGTAAAAGACCTATATATAGGCAAATCGAAGTTAATAATAGAATGTAACCAAAGGGAGATACCGCAAACCACTTTGGTTCATGATGTATTACAGAATACTGGGTTTACTGGTAATATGCCAGATTATGGTACCTATGGTAATTTCAAAGATGGTAAATTCGAGATTACTCCAGTGATGCCCAAGCATTGCCTATTTGTTACTGGAATACCAAAAGGGGCAATTCTTGATAACTTTAGGGTTAGAAGAACCTATTGGTCCTCTTATTATGAGGATGATGTAAGAGGGTACTTATTTCAGATTACAGATGAAAGTATACCTCGTTTAATAATCACAAATTAAACCTATATGGAAGCAATTGACTACGTAAAATTATTTAAGCTCGACCAAGAGAACTATGATTTTAAAAGGGAAGAGTTTATATCTGAACTTGGTAAAGAATTTCTAGATTATTGCCAAACAACCACAATAGGCATAAACCCAAAGAGCGGTTATCTCTATTATTATCGGTTTAAGGAAATAATAAAGAATTTCGAAACCAAGTTCTGGGCAATTTCAAAACTCAAGGTAGGGGAACCTCTTACCCAGAGATTATGGAATGCCTTCTTTGCTACACAGGTAGTACCCTTAAGGCAAAAGTTATTCCCAGATGTCCAAAAACTTATCGAAGAGAAAAAGGGAATTATCCAAAATGACCCAAGGCCACATAGGGGATACCGTTGTAAACAAGACAAAAAACCTACGAACCCTAAAAAGGCAAATTATGATAAGGGAAATCACAGACCTGCATGGGGATAAATTTAAGGTAGGGGATTATAAGCTTTGCCTTAATATCTCCATCACTGGGAAAGGTAATTTAGTATTCACCAGGGACCTAATCTCTGGTGAAGCTTTTAATTTATCAGTAAGTAAGAAAAAATATAAGGGATATTTCTATAACCTATCTTTGAATCTGTATATAAGGTTCGATTTAGAATATATGGGTTATGATGAAAGTTCCGATATCAGAAAATCTCATTTGTATGTCAGAAAAAAGAAATAAGATAGTAAGATTCCCAAGACCTATGGGGACTACTGCAATGGCATTAGAGTATCAGAAACATCCCGATGATACTTTATTGATGAAGATACATAATTATATCATCAATCAATGGCTAATGGGAAATGGTGTATTATGTGGTATCACATACGACATAAATACATTCTCATATCGTATGGGTATAGATATCAATTACATACGTGTATTTATGAGAGATAGGCTATTAAGCTCTAGAATATGGGATAAAGAAAAGGCAGAAGATTTACTACAAGCATTAATGGGAGAACAACTAGCATGGGCTTTGGAAGACCGTATGGAAATAGCCCATCAGGTTAATATTTTAAGAGAATCCCAGGGAGGGAAATACGTACCGTTTATATCTGCCGAGCTGGGAAAGGCCCTTAAATTAAAGCTTGAATCCTCTACATCATTGCAGTCTATCGTACGTAATCTCACTGGAGGAAGTACTACGAATATATTTGCTCAATTCAATCAACAGAACAACGTAACACAGCAAAATGCAATTACTATTGAAGAGGCCCGTCAAATCGTATTTGAATCACAAAGGGTATTGGATAAACCAGAAGAGGCTAAACTATTGGAAGACAGGTATGACATTAAGTCTCTACCTGAAGTAGTTGCTACTAAACAAGAAGGAGTAGATACAAGTAAAGAGGGTCTTAACCTTAATAAAGCAGAGCTAATGCAAATTACTGATGATTATAAGGGAGCTATGTCTTCATTCTCTAAAGAACATCATGAACTACGTAGAGAAATCGAAATGCGTATAGACCCAGACGAAGAAGACCCAGAGTTATACCAATATGAAGACTTTGAGGAAGAAGAAAAAGAGGATGGCTCATTTGCATCTCAATTCCTCCGAAATAGTAAGCTTCCATAGTTATATCCGGATATTGCATATTTAAAAAGAAAGAATTATATTTGCATATCAATTTTAAAATAGACAAAAATATGGAACTACCAAAGACATCTTACAAAGAGACTCGGGTTAACAAGGTTAATCAGGGTACATACTTTAAATTAAAACCAACTGATACTGCTCCAGTATGGGTAAGAGACCATTATGATAAATCATCTAAGACTTATGCTTGCCATAAGTATGATGACTCAAATCACGAAAAATTTCTCAAGGGAACAAGGAAAATATACATTGACTTTACATTTTAATCACATGAACTTATTTAGACGAAAGAGATGCTGTAGTGAACTCATTGCTATTAAAAATGGCAACTTAGTATTCAAATTGAGTAATACTCATATCAATGCTGCTTATAATACTTTACAGGCAATAATGAGGAAATCTGGTATATTCGATGAGAATCTATATTTCGATGTCTATCAGGAATATCGGAAACATTATGCTATATACGACGTAGTACCATCGTTGCTAAGGTATAAGATACCCTTGATATTTTCAGGTAGATACCCAAAGAAACTATTCGATAATCAGTTTACTTTTGAGGAATTAATACCGAATAATTTGGTATATCATAGTTTACCCGAAAATTTTAGATTACCAGAAAGCTTAGAGAAAATTCTTTTAGAAGTAAGAAAAAGGGTATCTGCTTATATAGACCAAGAAGATATATCAGACCAGGGTTATAGGGATTTGGTTCGAATGAATTTCGTAAAACAATGGGATGTATTTAGAAAGGACCCATCTCTTATAGATTGCTATATGGATGCTCAATTGGGCATGCTATATATGTGGGCTAGAGTAGAAAATAAAACAATCGTAAAGAATATAATCGAAAGAACTCAAGATGAACTAGCTCAAGAGTTCTTATCTAAATATCAACAAAATGGAGAATAAAGAGAAATTTGCTTTCCGAAAGGTTAAAATGTCGGAAGGTGTAGAGGTAGAATTTATTAAATTACTTACCTCAGTAGAGACTAAAAATGATGAGGATATAATTAAAGCTTTTAAAGCTCAACTATCTTCTGGAGTATTAACTTGCCATGCAGAAATGTTATCTAGAACACCAAACCAGATAATATTTCAAACATCTCAGTTCAATAAACCCTATAACTTTTATAAAAACTGGGAACTATGGGTATTCTCTAATATCCTGGGTGTATGGACTTTAAATAGGTTTAGGATATGATTACAATGAAAAACCTCCAAGTAGAGGATATAAAAGACGAATGGTTATACAATGCCTTAACACAGGGTATTAAGGAATGTATAACAGCTCCAGTCCTAACTTTGGACCCAACAAAACCAGAACCCATTAAGAGGGCAGAAATGATACTGGAGAATTTCTCTCAGGAAGATTCTCCAGTAGTAGCTACAGTGATTGCTCCAGGCAATTTCATACAGATGATATTACCGAAACATGAGATACTTCTATCGGTAATGTTTATCTATAAAGAGAGAAATACCTATGTACAACTCATAATACAAAAACTTGCTTATGAACGAGAAAAGATTACCACCAAGACTAATGGTTCTGTTAGTAGTACTGAAGGGTGAAAAGGTATATAAAATACCTCTCGAATCAGGAATAAAATTGGACCATCTAAAAGATTTCAATACACTGAGGAGAATCTTTGTCCCTTTAGTACAACTATATCATGGAGTAGGTTTTGATACTAGACTTATCTATGATGAATTTAGTATCTTCATTAATGACCTACAACATTTAGGGTATGAAGAGTTTAATGAGTATTCCTCAGGTATACAAGAATTAGTAGAAGCAAAACCTATCACTGAAAATGACCAGGATATTAGGGAAATACGAAATGGGTTACTTACCTCTCTTAAATCTCAGGAGTTATCAGAGATATTAGCTACTAAACTAAAGCAAGCCATACATGAAGTATTTGAAAACGAAAAGAAGAAAGGTGGACTAATGAACAAGGAACCCTCTTTAGAACCTATGGAGAGTTCAATTATAAGAGAGGCTTTATACTTGCTAACTCCCCAATTACCTTAATAATTGAAAGGCAGTCTAATCCACTGCCTTTCATAGCGTGTACACATCCTCAGCCTCCCTAAAAATAAATTAGATATATTTTTCTATAAAAATAAAAATGCTTATATTTGCATATCAATTTTAAAATAGATAAAAATATGAAAACGAACTCAGTAACTTACAATCAGGCAGACGAACTAACTAAGGTAGTTCGCAATTTCTTAGAAAAGAAATCTACATTTGAACTTGACTCTGATGAACAGGGTAGTCTTCTTAATTTCCTAATGGGACTCTTAATCAAACTAGAGGATGATTACAAACTCAATTGCTTGGATATAAACCAGGTACAAATCTATGATACTACCTATTATTCTTTCATTTTCGAATCAATGATAACTGCCGATACTAACCCCTATAAGGGACAATTAGCCTCGGCAGCAGTTCAATTCATGAATGAATTTACCGACAATGACGGTATGTTCATATCATTCAATCAACTCGATAGAAACAACTGGATTTTCCAACTTAATTTCTCAATCGCATGACAAAGTATAACGTTAGTCCATTAGTTGCTCGGGAGATAGAATTCTCCACGGGCACTATCTTTGGTGGTAATTGGTGCCGATACTTTATTTCAATCACTTTACACCAATGCTATATAGAAGCAACATGGAAAACCCGTCCCAAAAATAATTTAGACGGGCATAAAGAAATCTTTAACTCTTTACAGGAGTATCTAGATTGGTTTGCTAATCTTAAGAAAACTTACGGGAGGAGAATATCCCGTAAACAAATGGTATATGCTGCATACGATGAAACAACTCGTACCTTTAGTTACAAACCCTACGAGAATTGGGCTACCAGACGTTCTAAGGAGAAATTAAATAAGCCCAAGGAACCAATACTGGCCGATGAATTATAATAATCTCCTAATCAGTTAATATATCTCAGGGAGTTCAGAAACACTAACCTCTGGGCTCCCTTAATTATTGCATATTTAAAATATTATATCTATATTTGCATAAGAGAAAAATAAATATAATTATTAACCGACCTCGAACGGGGTCACAAAACTTATTTCTTATGACAACTATTAACGAAATCTCAAATCACATTATGGGTTACTTTGATGGAACTCTTGATGCTTTTGGTTACATTGCTCAATCAGTTAACGAAATCTCAAATCCGGATGAATCATACATGGGAACTTTCAATCTCCAATTCCGGGATTATCCTATAGACGATGACGAAAAGGCAGAAACCTACTGCAGAGAATCCGATGCCTTTGAACAATACGTGATAGAATTCATTAATTCTCATTGGGATGAACATCACCCATTAAAAGAACTTAACCCTAATCATCATTACATGTCAAACTCATATGGAGATACTATCCAGGTACATTTCAATGACGAATCCCTTTTCATTATTATTACCATGACAGGGCAATATTAACAAAACCTTCTGGGAGGCACTCAAAACACCTCCCAGAACTTCCCTATTTATAAAAATAAAAGTAGTTATAGAAACAAGTTTAGAAATAATTTTGTATATTTGCGATGAGAAATATTTCTCAAATAATTTTAATATAGACCCGTTATGAAAGAATTAAAAAATTTAGAGGCCATCCGGGAACTGCTTGCTTCCCACCCCATTTATACTTATGATTACTCCGATGGCTTGCACATTAACGAGGAAGCTACCAATATCCAGGTTTATTCAATCGACGACTTAGAGGATGAACCTTTTGCTGATTATATCTCAGGATATATCATCACATATGCTTCAGAGGAAGTTCTCTTCGAAAATCTCAGAGAAAACATTATTTCTGACATGGACTTAACAAAGGGTGCCGACGACCAATATTACGATTATTCACCCTCACAGGTAGAGGCTATCTTATTCGGAATTCTTCAATTAACCCCAGAACATCAGGATTATATCATAACCGGACTCAAAAAACATCTCCGGGAATTTATCCAAGATGATGAACAAGATGAGGACATGATATCCCAATATACCAATATCTACAATGCTATCGAAAAATGGGAATCAGACCACAGGGAAACAGAAATCTTCCAACAACTTGCAGTATCAGAATTATTTAACCAACTAAATAAATAATCACTATGGTAAACTTATATAAATTACTCAACGTACTGGAACAGGGCATGTCTCTGTTCCAACTTAATAAATGGAAAACCGAAGGCATCTGGTATCCAATCACCCAATACAAAAAGGAATCAGATGAAATACAGGTAGTAACTAACCTATTTATTGCTGACCAGGAACAGTACCATATCCAACTATCTGGGAATTATCCAAAAGAATCTGAAGACTGGAACAAGTTTCTAGAGGAAAACCAATGGAAAATCTATCCCTTACTTGCAAATATAATGCAAGTCTTCTTGCCCACAGGGAACTACCAATTATTCTATACCCTATATCCACAAGGGTTCATCATATCAGTAATTGCTAAACCCATAAACAAATAACATTATGATTACCGAAGAACTTAAACATGTTTTAGACTCATTACCTTCAGAGATACATGACCCAGCTAAGGACTTGGTAAATACCTGGGTAACTAACATTGATAGGATATCAGAAGAACCCGAGCTTCCTATGGATGAATCCGATGAACTTCAACAAATTGCCGATGAAGCCAAGAGTAAATTACTTACATTACTCTTTGGACCGCTCTATATACATTTCATACTGGAATATTATAGAGATGCCACTCTGGACGAAGAGGAAGAACAATTCATTGAAGACTTAGCTAAATACTATCGTATCAAATGAAAGACTACCTCCTATTCCTAATTATAATTACCCTTCCCAAAGGATGTGCCATTACACTCTTTGGGTTGGGTACAAAACCTCTAACAAATGATACAGTACTAACATCGAATAACACAGATATAATACCCATATTAATATGAAACTAAAAATCACAACTTTAGTAATCGTAGAAGAGGGCCAAGTCCAAGATATCTACCATTCATTAAATGATAACCAAGATAAGGCTTATGAGGAAATCATAGACCAGGTAAATGCCGAATACGGAGACGGAGGAGTACTACAATTCTATTCCCTACAAGGTATCAAGGAGTACTTCGAACACGTAACCATAGAGACTCAAGAGCTTACATCAACAGGATTTAATACTTCAATTTTAGAAAACCCATGCTAACATCAGGTAAATTCTTAGTATCATTCGAAGTCCCGGGACCATTGCCTGGGACTACTGAAGGCTTTTGCGAAGAAATGATAGTAGTGTACAGAACCGAGGAACTAAACCCATACCTCCGCTACCCCCAAACAAGAAATAAACCAATGGGATAAACATAGTACCTACATAAGGTTAAAGCTAAGAGAGATCCTCAAAGTAAACCTAACAGATATAACCATAATCGATATAATACCACTACCATGAAAAAAGAAAGACCTAATATACATACCCCACCAAGATACTTGGACAGAACATTTCCCTAATCCGGGCAGTAACAAAAATGATTACACTCTATACCTAAGTGATCCCCAAGCCCAGTATAATAAGTTACTCCGTACCCAACAGAAACTAAAAAACAAAAAGAAATGAATATCATCTATCACATAATCCGAATAATCCTATCAGTAGTCACTATCCTAACCCTCATACGCAATGAGGAAATATACCAAGCCTACAAATACCACCACCCAACAAACAAATTAAGGTATATAATATCACAAACCCTAATACTAATCCTATACACCTCATCACTAATCTTAGTATCCTATACATATAGGGTTATACTAACCCACCTATAACTCACTACCCACCCCCAACACAAAAATAAAAAGAAAATCTTAATAACGCTAACTAAGCTACCACCTAACTTAGGTACATAATATATCTTATATACATAATAACATATAACCTCTATCCCTATAATATATCAACCTAATATACTAATCATATAATACATATCAAGGTACCTCGCCGGGGGTGCTGGGATTTGGGCAATAGGGGATCCCCTAACCCACCTACTATACAAAGCCACTCAACTCACTATATAGCCACTATACCATATAGCTCTACTACACACTTTAAAGGCAAACTCAAAAAGGCCTAAAAAGGCAAATAAAATCCGACCATTAATGGCCTCTAAATCCGATTGCCTTGAGTACCCTTTATATGTATTATATTATAGATTGCATTCAAGGTAATTCGAAGGTAGGGGATTATATAATACAGATATGTTATGTAGCTTCTATGTATGTAGGTAGTATAGCTTTAGTACACAGTCCATTAATGGCCATCGCAATTTGCCTTGATTACCTTCACCAAGTTATTATATTAGGTATTATATAATAAGCATTGGGTTGGGGATTTGTGATTAGGCAAATTATTTGTTAGGTTTTAGGGCTAAATGGTTTATAGGATTTAAGGCCTTCATGGGGCATATTTAGGTAATATTCCTAGTAACTCTGTAATTTATTTGCTTAGTATTTATATTAGCATTAACTTTTGTATTCTAGGACAATTTTGTGATTTAGGGGTACCTTGATTACCAAGAACCATTAGGTATTATATAATATAGGTTATAGGTAGGGAAGGTAAATGGCAATCTCCATTCATGGCCTCGGAGATTTAGGCAAATATAATTCAAGGCCCTTAATAACCTACGAAGGCAATTGAGGTTATTGCATATATAATATATTATATTTATATTTGCATTGTAATAATAACTAATTAAATATAGACAATATGAAAGATTTTAAACTGTACTACACTCAATTCAATTTTGCAAAATGCGTTCACCTCTTCCTGCTCTCAGTTCCCGAAGGTAACCTATGCTTCTCTCCCGAAGGCATCATTAGATTCCTTAAGCCTTACTTATGGAAACTACAGGAGAACACAATCATTCCCGATTACTTAACTCTAGTATCAATCCAAACTATCGATAACCAAAATGCTGGGGTACACATATTAACCTTTACAATCAATGACCCAGAACATTTCGATGATACTGCTGGCATCACTTGCCTTGAATGCTTACGGGATACCTTTGCCTATGACCCAGAGGCATGCTTTGGTCAGGCACCTAAGGTAAACGAATTCGAAAACCTTTACACAGTAACAGTTCCTTTCACTTGCTAAATCACTAAGGGGTATCCATAACAGGGTACCCCTATTAATACATTAAATACAAACGTTATGAGAACAATTAATCAAATTTCAAACCTCATCATCCTTACCCTAGTAAATTGCGCTAAGGATTATCCATGGGCATCCTACATTGCCAATTCACTTTCACAATTCGATTTGACATTGCCAGAACTAATGCAATCGAAAGCTAAGGAAATATCCATCTACCTTAACACAGATGATTGCCTTATGGAATTCTCATCCGAAATCCCTGACCCAGAGGAAATTGAACCCGATTTTACCTTCAACATCGAGTATATAATCTTTCAGGTATACTTCGATTAATATATTAACCCAGAGCCTAACTAAGGTATTTGGGTTTTACTTACGCTAACTTAGTAAGCCCTTATAGGCTATCCTAATCTCTATAGGCTTACCATAGTCCCTATATGGCCTTATTGAATTAGGACCTAATAGGTTTATAGAGGGCAATAATATAGGGGATATACCCAAGGCCTTAATTCTTTATCACCTTAGTCGATTAATGGCCTTCAATATACAGGTATATAATACACTTCCTAGAGGACAGGCATAGGCCATATAGGGACTATCCATATACATATCATATATGCCCACTACAAGGCGTGTGAAGATTACCCTTGTGAACCCCCAAAATTAAGTGCAAATATTAAGTGCACAATATTTTCTATTTTATGAATTTTTCACAAAAATAATTTTGAAAATAAAATTATTCATTTTCTCAAAATTATTTTTCTTGAAATTATTTGTAGATTAAAATATTATTCGTATTTTTGCTATACAGAAATGAAATAAATACTGCCTTATTAGAATAGTTTAAAAAGTCTTGAAAGTCTATTTGAAAAGGTAATAAAAATAATAAATAACAAAACTTTCAAGCAATTTAATTATGAAAAAGCAAATCAATAACGTGAATGTAGAAAAAGCAAGTGCAAACAGTAAAGCAAATAGTTTAATTGCTTTAGACGTATTGAAAAGCGTTAAAGAAAAAAATGCGGGTCTTTTCAAAACTTCTTTAGGGACAAAAACAGAAATTTACAAAAAAGAACTTTTTGAGGGTGCAAACGAAAAGCAAATCAAATCATTACGCAAAAAATTCAGAAATGTAACTTTCAATTTTCTTTCCACGATTGCAACAAATGCAGATAAAAAACTAATTGATGGCTTTATAGACTTTTATAAACAAGTCTATGTTTTAAATGATTTTTCCTTTTCTTCGATTGCAAGCGAAAACACTAAAGAAGAAAAGAAAGAGATATTAATAAAAGGTCTCGAAATTGTGAAAAAATCAATGAAGTAAAACAAAATCAGATAAGGAGTAAAATTTTACTCCTTATCATAAAAATAAAATTATTATGTTATTAATTTTGTTTGTTATCTTATTAGCTGTTTTTGTTAGTGCTTTATATGTAGTTTATATTCTTTTAAAGTCAAATCATAGAATAATATCTACTATTATTGACGTGCAAACTTTTCAATTAATTAGTGTAGAGCAATTTCTATTGATTGAACAAATAAGCATGAACTATTTAAATGAAGTTGAATATACAATTTATAAAAAGTTTTCTTTTAAAACTTTTTTACTATACTTATGTTATTGTTTAAATGAACAATTTGAAGAAAATTTAAGTAATCATTTAATAGATAATTAGAGAACAAAGGGACAAACATTTTTATTTGTCCCTTACTTTTTATTTTTAAATGTTAAATTTAACGGAACCGTACTCCCCTTTTAGTACCACAACTTTCGAAGCCCTCACATTAAGGGGTACCTTGAAGGCAAATACACATTTTTAGTACCAGGAAATTTTGACACCTCGTATTAGAGGCATACCCAGATATCCCACACCACACACATACTCACAAAGAAGCCAGAGACCTAATCCCTGGCAACCTATTCTACAGAATACTCTTAATTAAATCCTTAGTCCTATCCTTCCCAAGAACTCCTCGAACTTTACCACCTTTCTTCTCATAGAAGAAAACATACCATATCTGAAGGTCCCTTAACCACCATCTCTTAACTTCACCATAGCCATCAAAATACCTTTCAATACAATTCATATCCAATTGGGTAATCCATATCTGATACCAAATCCGATTACCCTCTCTGCATTTAAGAATCCTCTTATCCCTATTATCACATACCACTGTTATCTTTACCATATTCTATGAATTTAAATTATATAATATCATAGCATCCTTCCTTATCCCTCTGGTAGATTACAATATCAAAGTTCTTTCTATAAACCAAAAACTTATAAAGATATGGAAGAAACATTATTCAAACTAGCACGTGCAATTACAGATACAGGTACAGATACTGTATCTTCAGAGGGTGGTACTATAACCTACCGTATCACTTCCCTTAAAAGGAAACTGGTAAATGGCAAAGTAGCTTCAACCTCTACACCCTCCTGTACTTTGGACTCAGCCTCCGTAAGTTGGGCTACTTGGGGAGGAGTTACCGTTGGAGATGGTTACTTAGATGTAAAAATTAACTATTCAGAAAATACTGGGTCCTCAAGGTCTACTACTCTGACATTTACCCAAAATGGGTCTAATAACAAAATCAATCTCACAGTAACTCAAGAGACTGGTGTAACCTATAGTGGATACATAAAAATGGTTTCAAACACATTGCCTTTAGGTGGTGATAAACAAGATACTGCTGCTATCCTTGTGATGGCCTATTTAAATGGTAGTGATGGGTCTAAAAAGCCAGAAACTCCCCATGTGGGTAATGCTCCCGATTGGTGCTCAGTATCCATTATCTCACTGGATACTGAGAACTATTTGTTATCCCTGACCGCTTTATCGAGTAATCAAACTGGAGCTAGCCGTTCAGGGCATATCTTCTTAACCTGTGGGGATGCTAACCTTAGTATACCAGTAACTCAGGTGCCACAAGTGGCTTCTACATTCACTCTCTCTGGATTGCCCACAGGTACAGGCTACTATCTCTTTGGCAAGAGAGCTAGGCCACAGAATACATTACCTTCAGATCCGATGTATATACAGGGTCTCTCAGCAACTGGTACTACTACTATGGGGATTCCATTCTATGCCAATGACTCAAAACCTGGTTCTCAAATAGAATGTACTACTGGAGATAAAGTAGCTGTATATACTAAATCAGGTGCTACCTGGATATTAGAGGGGTCATTTATAGTACCAAGTGCAGGAGGAACAGTATCAATCTAAAAACATTATACATTATGGAAAATAAAGTTCTTAAATTAGGGGGGGGGGAGAGATCTACCCAAGATGTATATGCAGAAATAAGACAGGGAAACTCTGAGAGATGGACAATACAATCTCAAAAGAGTAAGTATGTAAATGGCAAATTGTCCGGGGTTATTGAAGTTGGTTATTCTGCTAGCATCGATAACCCGGACTATCTTCTGGAGGAAGACAAAAGTGACAATATTATTCAGATTACTGCACGAAATGACGGTACTTCTGGGCTTTGTATACTTACACAAAATGAATCTGGTAATAAAATAAATCTACACCTTACTACTCCCGAAGAAAAGAGAATATTGGGAAATACGTTTTAATCCTATAACCATCAATGGAGTAGACACGAGTGCTTTTTTTAAGGTTACTACCAATATTAGTGGCGAAGGTGGACTTATGGCTGATGGTAACAGAGATAATAAGAATTGGATAGTAAATCAAAATAGATATGCTATTAATGTCTATATTGCTAACCTGTACCCGGGAAATTTCGAAATGTTGTCTTGGTCCTGCCTTGATAAGAATGGTAATGCTTTTAGTCCTAACTACAGTATACCAAGTAATTCATACTTTACAACAAAAACAACTGGATTGGGTTCCTATACTCTTACAAAAGTTTCAACTCCCTCTGCTAGCAGTGATACTCCTATACTCTCCAGTAGGTTTAACCCCACTAAAAAATATCCATTAGATTTGAATTTTTATTGGGTAGCTCCAACTTAATACCTGTATTAAGATAATATCCCAATTATAAAAGCCATTACCCAGAATATAAGAGCCAGTGTATATGCAACAGAATATCTATGCCATGGATACCAGCAGGTAATATAAGAATCTACTTTTAGTATTTCTGGATGTTCTTCCTCGTATTTTTTATCCTCTTCTCTAGAACTGTATTTATGAAATACATAGAAGGGTAAGAATACGAGGAAGATTATTAAAGCAACTGGGAATAAGAGTAGGAGAAGAATCTCCCACCCTTGCATTGATGTCCCAGCATAATTACCATCTCTGTCAAAAAAGTATCTCATAGTAATTTGTATTTTATGTATCTGATTAATAGATAAATCGGAAATAGAGGTAATACTATCCATACCGAGATGAATAAAACGAGAGAGTGTATTTTGTGAGTATAGGGTAAATAATCCAAGCAAGCCCTTACAAAAAATACAGTGAACGGTAAGCATACCAAATAAATTATTGCTAATACAGTAGTCATTGTTCTTTGAGGTATTTGTTAATAATCTTGGTAAGCTTCTTATCAAATTCAATCATCATATCGAAAGCTTTCGAATCTTTCATACTTCTCATCTCCTTATCAAGTAATTCTATGTTTCTCTTAATTGAGAAATAGGCCTTATATGCAAGGAATACTCTTTCATTTTCTTCGGTAAGCGGACGAACTTCTCCCTTTTGCCCATCCAATCTTGGATATGTATCATCAGGACCCAAGGTTCTTGCAACTTTTACTCGGTTACTGAGCATTGCGAATCCACCTTTTTTATCAATAGATTCCACTGTAACTTTCTCAATGATGGGTCTTCCCGATAATGTGAAGAGAACCTCATCCCCCTCTTTGAGCTTTTTGATTTCTTTCTTTTCTTTTTTCATATCTTTATTTATTAAGAATTTTTCTTTATGCAAATATACGAAATTATTTCTTATTTATTGCATTATCAATCATATTTTTAATAAATTCATAGGCATTGCCCCGATAATCTTCTAGCATTTTGTATTCCTGTGGAGATAGAATTACTCCGTTTACTTTAAAAGCATCTCTTAGATGCTCTGGTATAGTGCCCTGGTGAGCGATGTTATTATAACGGATAATGAAAAGTTTCTCTCGGTCTTCATCAATAACTCCCAGAGTGTTTACTGGTTGGAGTTTAGTTTGGTAAATACCGCCAAAAGCCGAGGGCACCATTAAAATATTTCCGGGAATTTTAGTTACCCAGTGAGAATAATCTGGAGTAATTACCGCAATTTTACCCTCTTTCTCAAGCTCTTTATCATAAGCTAATCGATTAAACCAGAAAGCACATTTAAAACAAACTTGTTTTCTTGCCATAAGTTGGGGAATCTCTCTAGTTTCATCGAATTCCTCTAAATTAATTGGTTTGCCACATATCTGGCACTCATTTTTCTTGTCCATATTGCATTATTTTATAAGTTATATATGATAATAGAACCTCTAAGCATATTGAAAATGGGTTATAAGCAATACTTTCGTTACTAAAATTGAACCATTAAAACTGATAAGTTATGGATAAACTAACAAATGAAATGATTAAAGACCTTGCTATTCGCTTAGGTCTAGAACCTGCTCTATTGAAAGCTGTTCAATTGGTAGAAGCAGCAGGTAGAGATGGGTTTTTAGCTGATGGTAGGCCTCAAATCCTCTTTGAGGGTCACATTATGTACAAAGAAGTACATAAGAAATTCCCTGACAGAGATTTAGCTTACCTTTGTAAGAGATATTCTACGATTTTCTTCCCTAAATGGGATAAATCGAAGTATTTGGGAGGTGTACACGAGTATAAGAGACTCGAATTAGCCAAAGAAATTGACGAAGAATGTGCATTGAAGTCTGCAAGTTGGGGTATGTTCCAGATTTGTGGGTTCAATCACAACCTCTGTGAATGTAAAGATGTCTTCGAATTCGTTCATAAGATGTCAGAATCTCATGCAAATCAACTAGAACTCATGTATTATTTCATGAAAAACTCTGGTTGTTTGAGTAATCTCAAAGAAAAGGACTGGGCTGGCTTTGCCAAGAAGTATAATGGTCCCGGGTATGCCCAGAATGCCTACGACCAAAAACTAAGAAATGCTTACGAAAACTTTAAAGGTAAATTATGAAAAGATGTCATTTTAACAGCTGGGTAGCAAAAGTATTTCTTTTCCCCAGTTACAAAGCCATTACTCTGGTGTATAACTCATTCTTCAAACACAAAGTAGAAGAGTGTAAACCTGATGATATCAATCATGAGTGTATTCATCAGGTACAACAGATTGAATGTAGTATAGTGGGTTTAGTACTTGGTATCATACTCTGGTTATCATTTGGTATATCCTTTTGGTGGGTAGTGGCTCTGACTTTTGGATTCTTCTACCTTTGGTATGTTATCGAATACCTAATTATCCTGTGCTTTGCCAAGTGGGATAAACAGAACGAAAGATATCATGATGTAAGTTTCGAAGAAGAAGCCCACAATAATGATAAGAATCTGAGTTATTTGGAAGACCGTAAGCCATTTGCTTGGATTAAGTACATTAAATTGAGAAGCTACAAGAAATGAAAAAATTAAAAGTATTAGGGGTGTCTGCTGGTGCAGGCATCCTTTTGTTCCCTTTTAGAAAGAATTTGATAGCTAATATAGAAACTCGAGGAGTATTTTATACTAAAGGCTTAGAGCAGTGGAAATTGAACTTTGGTGGTATACCCTATTATAAAGATGAAACCTTCCCGGATTGTAAGCCAGACATCATACTTTCAAGTCCAGACTGTGGAGCATCTTCTATTATGAGGCTTTCAAAAGTAAAAGAATTGGGCAATCCCCAAGAGAATAAATCCCTGAATCTAGTAATTCAATCAATCTTACATTATAAACCTAAGATATTTCTTATTGAAAACTTACCTCGTTTGCTATCTTTGCTCCCAAAAGAATATCTTCAAAAAACTCTTGAAGACTATAAATTTATTTTTCACGAAAGAAGCGTTTCTGACTACGGTAACTCACAGTTATCACGAAAGAGATTACTTATCATTGGAGTACATAGAAAAACGGGTAAGAAATATTTGAATGCTTTTGATGAAGTATTTCAAGTAAAAAACCCAACAATTACTAGAAATCTACTTAAACCACTCACATTCTCTCAGGAAAATAATACTAACCAGATTCCGTTTATGAGTAAAACTCTGGCAATGTATGACTATCGGAAGCTTCCAGAGAAGAAGAATCTCACAGTAGCAAAGATACATAGACTCTGGGTTAGAGATTTTAAAGATGAAAAGAAGTGGCCTATCAAAACTGCAAAGATGAGTACTCTTCCAGGAGTATATCGATTAGAGTATGATAAACCCCCATTAACTCTCAGACCTGCAGATAGGCAATTTAGACCAGATGGATACCCCTTGGGAATCGAAGACTTCAAGGCAATTATGGGATTCCCTGATAAATTCGAAATTTACCTTCACAAGAATGGTGATACCTTCGAAGGTGATTTTAAGGATTACCATTACTGGCTTAACAAGGCAAGGTATACAATTGCCAAAGGGGCAGTAGGGGAAATAGGTATTTGGTTCAAAAAATGCCTCAAGAAAATTGACTCATCAAAACTGAGCTAAACTGAGATGTTTGAAAACCCTTTTTTCTTTTTATTAAGTTTTTCTTTTTTAGGAAAGTGCTTTCTGGTAAAGAAAGCTATAATTCTATAAATCAACTCTGAAGGTAAGAAAGGGATTGTTAAGGGAAAACAAGGAAACGAGTGAGTACCAGAGTTTCACTAAAAGCGAAATTACCATGAAGAATTTAAAAAGGGCCTTGTTTATTGTACTTCTAGGATTTACTATTTACCTTTGCTTCAGGAATTACAAACTTTCTCGAGAAGTTAATTCCCTGGAACTAGCGGTCAATGAAATCCCAGATACAGTATACACAGAGAAACCCTTCAAACCAGAGAAGAAGTACTCAGAAAAAGTTGAACCAGGTAAAATCTTAGTTCATGATAATAAGCAGCCAACTCTCTTTCCTGATTCCATGCTAAGGCAGCCAGTTATCAGTGACCAAGATTCCCTGGTTCAAATTGTTTTGAAGAAAGATAAGTTGAACTTAAGTCTGTTCAATAAGGAGACTAACACTTATTCAACTAGACTATTCCCAATCGACTTAGATAAGTACAACTACAACTGGTATGAAGGTCAATTAACTCGAAAGAAAGTTGCAAGGTTATCACTTAAACCTTATGTTTACGGCAAATATAGACCTTTCAATAATCTCTTCGATATGGGAGCTGGTCTTTCAATCAAGACTAAGAGATTTAATTACAAATTCGGAGTCAATACCTTTTACTATCCGAAGATAAAATCTGGTATAGGTACTGACATCGAATTTCAAATAACGTATAACTTTTAAGTAATGGCAAAGACTATCTCAGAAACTAGAACTACATTAACTCGGGAAGAACTATCAAACCTATCCCGAGTTTCTAGTGATGTTTTCTTTTTTAGCCTTTTTTGCTATGTGATACATCCAGTAAGAGGAAAGGTAAGATTCGATTTATACCCCTTTCAAAAATCGGTTCTTTACAACTTCATTGCCCAACGATTCAATATCATCCTTAAGTTTCGTCAGGCAGGGATTACAGAACTTATCTCTATGTACTGTCTTTGGTTGGCGATGTACCATCCAAACAAAAAGATAAACATCATCTCTATTAAAGACACCACCGCTAAGAAGGTGCTTAAGAAGATTAAGTTTATGTACAAAAATCTTCCATGGTATCTTCAAACTCCCATAATCAACGGTAGAGCTGGAGAATATGGTTCTGCTTCCATGATAGAATTTGATAATGGGTCATTTATCGAATCTATTCCGACATCATCCGAAGCCGGTCGTTCGGAATCCCTTTCTCTTCTGGTAATTGACGAGGCAGCAGTAGTAAGATGGGCTGCTCAAATTTGGGCTGCTGCATTTCCTACTCTTTCCACTGGTGGAGCTGCCATCGTCAATTCCACTCCTTATGGAGTTGGTAATTTCTATCACTCAACTTGGGTAGATGCCATTGCAGGAGGTAATCCCTTTAACCCAATTCGATTATACTGGCAAATGCACCCAGAACGAGATATTAATTGGTATAACCAAATGTCTTCTGCTTTGGGTGCAAAACGAACAGCACAAGAAATAGACGGTGACTTCTTGTCATCAGGTAATACAGTCTTCGATTTAGCTGATATTAAGGCTATCGAAGACTGCCTTAGTGATTATCCAGTAATAAAGAAAAGATTCAATGGTCAATACAGGCAATTCTGTGAACCAGAATCTGACAAAGAATATTTCATTGGTGCTGACGTTGCAACTGGTAGAGCTTCTGACTATTCCTCATTCACTTGTATGGATAAGCTAGGAGAAGAACAAGTAGTATATAAGGGAAGAATGGCAGTGGGAGCTTATGCTAAGTTACTTGGTGATACTGGGAAATTGTTTAACTGGGCAGTAATAGCTCCAGAATCCAATGACGTTGGTTTATCGGTAACCTCTAAACTTCAAGATGAAGGCTACCCTAACCTTTACTACTACCAGAAGATGTTAAAGAAAAAGGGTAAAAGTAGACCTGAAATGGATAAATCCCCTGGGTGGTTAACCACCCAAAAGAATCGTTCAGTGATAATAGAAAACTTAGAAGAAGATATTCGATTAGATAACGTAACCATTAAGGACCCATTCTTTGTACAAGAAGCTTATACCTTCATATACGATGGTTTGGGCAGACCTGTTGCAATGGGTAAACATAGGGCTAATAATTCAGCGGTAGATGTAGACCTTGAAGGAGATGTATATGCAGATGATGATATCTTCGGAAAAGCAATATGTAATCACATAAGGAAAGGAAAAACTAACGTAATCGTACAACCAAGATGAAAAAGTACTTCAATTTTAGTTGGGGTTGGGGACGTAAGAAGGACCCTCCCAAGAATGGTACATCCTCTAATAAAGAGGAAAAGCCTGCCACATCAATTTCACCTGGTAGGGTTTCAGTTGACGATGATAGTGATAACTTAATTACATCATTACAAGGGTTGACTAAATTAGTTGAACCCTCTTTTCGTGTTGATGTGATACCTTTAATTCGGGATTTATATAAGGTAAATCCCGATATGGGCATTGCATTACAAGATATGTTTAAGTTAGCTAACACCAGTCATACAGTAACTTTCCCTAATAACACCGATGAAGAGGCTTCAAAGATGAGGGAACATCTTAAGAAAGCCACCAAGGGATGGACCAGATATACTGCTGGTATAGATGGTTTAGTTAACAAAATGATTGTTCAACTTCTTGTAAGTGGGGCAATATCCGTAGAAGGAGTACCAAATGATAAGCTTGATGGTTTGGCTACTGTATTATTCCTTAAGCCAGAACACATCAAGTTTAAACGTGAATTAAATGGGGTGTATTCTCCTTACCAAAAGAATATGAATTTCTTTGTTAAGCAACAAGATTATATTAAGCTTAACCCAGAAACTTATTTCTATGTTGGTATGTTCAATGATACCGATGAACCTTATGGAGTTCCTCCATTTATGCCAGCATTAGATTCTCTCAAGGGTCAGAATGATATGAAGGTTAACTTCAAACATATCATGGAGATTTGTGGTATGGTTGGTTTCTTAGAAGCTAAGATGCAGAAATCTCCACAAAGACCAAATGAGAGTATAAAAGCTTATGAATCCCGATTATACCATGAACTTAATATCCTTAAACGTAATGTTAAAGAGGGTATGAAGGATGGAGTAGTTGCTGGTTACATAGATGACCATGAATTCAAACTCAATTCTACTACTAAGGAACTCGGTAATATCGAGAAGCCTTGGCATATGAATCAACAATCTGTAGCAAATGGGTTGGGAGTTAATGGCTCTATCATTGGGGTATCATCTACTACTGGTGAAGGTGCAACGGGTATAATGCTGTCTAAGATGATTAGCCAGTTAAAAAATATCCAAATGCTTGTAGCTTATGTATTGGACCGACTTTATTCTCTAGAACTGCGTCTGGCAGGATTTAATAATAAGGGAATGAAGATTGATTGGGGAACTTCTACAGTTTCTGATGAAGTTAAAATCCAACAAGGTCTTCAGTATAAGATACAGAACCTTGATTTATTGTATAAGGCAGGTATCATTAGCCAAGAGCAATATGCTTGGGCAATGGGTTATGATTCACCAGATGAAAAGGAACCAAGAGTTTCACTTGAGGACCAATTTGCTAAGGGTGGTAATACAGACCCACAAGAGGGTACCAAGAAGAAACAAAGGCAGGATGATAAAAATCAATCTGCTCGTAGGTCAAGAGATAAGACAAACCCGGCTCCTTCTCGAGGAGATCAAAATACTAAAGCAAGATGAGTAAATTCACAAAGAAAAACAAAGAGCATCTTGATTCTATGGTGATAGGTCAAGGCCATACCATTATGGCTGGGTATATCCCAGAAGCAGTGGGAGCCAAGGCTTTCTCAGAGAATTATTACAAATGGAAAAACCCTACACCGGATTCCATTGCTCAATTTGGATTTTGGGGAGGGGATATAGATTATAATACTTATTATCCCAACCTGGACAAATCGGAATTAACTCCTAAGGACGAAGAGTTTATCGAACCTATGTTCCGATTACTTTCGGAAACAATCGTATCGAAAAATTGGAATCCTACAGACTTCGGTCAAAATGGAGTACTAAAGGCTTCTATGAAGATGTTGCTTGGTCAAACAGTAAACTGTGACCATGAAACAAACATTGGTAATGCTATTGGAGCTGTATCACAAGTAATGTGGCAGGAATCTTATAAAGACGGTAGCTTTACTATACCAGCAGGTATCAACGGTATTCTGAAGATTGATGGTAAGGCAAATCCAAGAATTGCTCGAGGAATTCTTATGGAGCCACCCTCAATTCATAGTAATTCGGTTACTGTACAATTCAAGTGGGATAAATCTCATCCAGATATGGAAGAAAGCGAATTCTATCAGAAACTGGGTACTTATGATTCCAAGGGAGTTATGGTACGAAGAATAGTTACTGAAATTGTTCGTTACCTTGAGACCTCACTAGTTTCACATGGTGCTGATTCATTTGCCCAGAAAATTGGTTCGGATGGTAAAATCATTAACCCAACCTTTGCCAAAAGAACTTGGGCATCCTATGAAGAATACCGAGATGATAAATCGAAGCAATACTTCTTTACGGATTATAAATCGGACTTATCATCATTTCAAGAAAACGATACTCGGGATTCTTTTAATGATAATGATGCCAAGGATAATCATTCAAACGAAAATAATATGAACGAATTCGAAAAATTTCTTGAAAGCCTTTTCGGGGATAATATGCTTACCCTGGAAGAAGGCAAGGAGATGAATCAGGAAACAGTAGTTGCCTGCATTCAAAATTTGGTATCATCCAGAAACACTTTGCAAACTTCAGTAGATAATCTTACCACAGAGAAAACTTCTCTTACGGAACAGATTTCAAATCTGAATGCTGAGGTAGCAAACTTGAAGGAAATGGCAACTGTAGGAAAGAATCACATTGCTTCTCTCCGTGAAAATGCCGTAGAAACCTACAAGAAGTTGATGGGTGAAAATGCAGATGAGACAATCGTTACGATGCTCAATGCAGAAACAACTGGTATTACTACTCTTGTTTCCTTGACTAAGGATTACCAAGCTCGCTTGGAAGAGAAGTTCCCTCTCACTTGTTCTAAATGTGGTTCTAAGGACGTCAACCGTGCTTCCTCAATTGCCGAGGATGATACCGAGGGTAAAACTGGAACTGAAGACACTACTCAGAACCAAGAACCTTCTTCAACCAGCAGTGTACTTGATGGCTTGTACAAGAAGAAATTAAAATAAGTTATCATATAAATAAATTAGAGTTATGACTAAAATCGTAAACAATCCTCAGCAAATGACTCTCTTTGGGGAAAGAACTCCCAAAGCAGTGATTTACAAGAGTGAATCACACAAGTTGCACCAGGCTTTCAATGTAAAAGCCGACACAAAGATTGTACAGGGCATGGCAGTTGCTTTGGGTACCGACGGTTTAATTGAACCGTTTATCCCGGGAGGTGCTGGTAGCCAGGTATATCTGGGTATAGCAGTAACGGATAACGTTAACCCTGCTTATCAACCTCAACGTAATTTCCCAGTAGAAGTAACCGTAGCAGTTCAAGGCTATATGATTTTGAATTGGGTTGCAAAAGAAACTCTTGATTGCGGTTATATTAACCCAACTGCAGACCTTTTGCATGACCGTTTCGTAATCGCCGAAGCTTCTACAGACGAATCTCAATTCATTGCCATCACTCCTGCAGATGAGGCAAACGATGTGATTCAAGTACTCATCCGCTAAACCAAAGAAAAATTATGGGACAAATTGATATTACAAAATTGAAGGCTCAGGATTTTATGAAAGAGCTGCCGGAAATGGTAAGAAGCTTGGAAGCTGTTCGTTCCGGTTCACAGGACAAGAAGCCTGTAGAGGTAACACTCGAAGAATTAGTTACTGGTAAATGGGGTATTTCACAAGATGAACTGTTCGAAAAGATGGGCATCAATCCTAAGGTTGATACTATGCAGAATATCTTCACAATGCCTCAGCAAGATGTCCGCTGGATTGTTCCGGAAATCATTCGTGCTGCCATCACATTGGGTATGCGCCAGGCTCCGTTCTATCCGAACATCATCGCATCTGACCAATCTATCAACGGCTTGCAAGCAATCATGCCGATGGTTAACATGTCTGATGCTGCACCTGCAAAGGTTAACGAAGCAGAAACTATCCCATTGGGTGATGTTAGCTTCGGACAAAAATCGGTTAGCCTCTTCAAAATCGGAAAAGGTTTCAAACTTACTGATGAAGTTCGTAACTATGTTTCGCTCGATGTCTTGGGAATCTACCTTCGTGATTTTGGCGTTCAGTTGGGTTATGCTCTGGATACTCTGGCTATGGACGTTGCTATCAATGGTAACAACCCTGATGGCTCTGAGTCTGCCCCGGTAATCGGTGTATACGAAACAACTAATGGTATCACTTACAAAGACCTTCTGCATATTTGGGTACGTGCTGCTCGTATGGGACGTAACTTCCAAACTATGATTGGTGGTGAAGACCAGGCAATCGAAATGCTGAACTTGCCGGAATTCAAGGATCGTCACTCTGGTACTACAGAAGCTACCCTGAATGTTAAGTCTCCTGTTCCCAAGAATGCTGACTTCTACATTCACCCGGGTACACCCGACCAACAGTTGCTGTTGATTGATACATCTGCTGCCTTGATTAAGCTTACTGCTCGTCAGTTGATGCTTGAATCTGAAAGAATCGTTTCTAACCAGACTCAGGCAATCTATGCAAGCTTGACTACTGGCTTCTCTAAGATGTACCAGGATGCAACTCTGTTGCTGGCTGCTGACAAGAAGTTCTCAGAATTCGGCTTCCCCGAGTTCATGAACGTAGACCCATATTTGATGGTTAACCTAGAATAATAAGGGACGTCCGGTTTCATCTATATAGATTCCCTGAGAGGGTAGGTAACTAAAAAAAAAAGACCTATCCTCTCTTTAATCATTTTTAAATCTTAGGAAATATGGCTAAAGATAAATATACAGTAACTGTGGGACCAAGAGCTTACAGTTTTCATGACCAATCAACTGGTATTACCGTTTGTAGAGGAGAAGACAAGGAACTCTCTCGTCGTCAATTCCGTGCACCAAAGATTCAGAAGGCAATTGCCTCTGGCCATCTGATTATCATTGCTGATAAATCAGAAATCGAAAAGTATTCAGAGGCCGACATCGAAAAGTTGGATAAGAGACTGAATGCTCAGTTCAAGAAAGGCATGACTCTTGAAAAACTTGCAAAGGGCTATTCCCTGGAAGAACTGAAACTGGTAGCAGGTCTTCATGAAATCGTTGCCGAGAAAGATGATACAGTAGAAACAATTCTTCAGGCTTTGCTGGAAGAATTCGAATCCTCTTCTAAAGGGTAATCTATGAAAATTACATAAGACAGACTAATATGAATAACAATCTGGACTTTTTGTACGTTACGTCAGGTCTGGAAGTTTCATTCAGAGTCATATCCAAAGTCCCGGCCAAATCTATTTTTGACTGGGACTTTGGCGATGATAAGGGAGAGGTTTTCAATGGTGGAAGACATGTTTCCTATTCTTATGAAACTCCCGGTTTCTATACCGTAACATTACATGTAACTAACTCTAGCGGTTTAGATATCACCGTAGATAAGACTCTGGTAGTTTGTGATTATGGGCATACGGCATTAGCCGATACAATATATAACTTAATCGACCATTATATCCCTTCAGAAATATCTGATGGGATGACCAGGGAAGAGAAATCTATTTACATCACTAAGTGGCAATATTACATTGGACCTCTAGTAAACCATACCATTGCACCCGATAAGTATACGGATGAATTATGGTATGAAGCACTAGAAAACCAATTAATAATGGAATTGGCAGCATGGGATTTTCTCAATGTGAAGATACTTAATCTATTAACGAGTACTTCCGAATACTTAAGTCAATTAACCTCTACCAAAGAACAAACTGGTGATGGTACTTCTAAACCTGAACTTGCTCGTGGTGATAGGATAAAACAAATCACTACTGGGCCCACTGAAGTGCAATATTATGATACCTTGGCAGATGCTACAAGTTCCCTATGGAAAACACTTTCTCAAGCAATGCAACCGGGTGGATTAATAGATGAATTAAGAAAGAACCTTTGTATGTTAGCTTCACGATTGGAAATCTACTTACCGTTCTGTGATGAAGTATTCAGAACCGTAGTTCCCAAAGTAGTTAACAGAAGGCAACCTGGAGTATTAGATGGACCAAATCCAAGTATTCCAGTAAAAGGTGGTAAGAAATCAATCTTAACTAAGTTATGACAAAAGAACCCTGGAGAATGGTAAAGAACCGCTCTTGGGATAGATACAAGAAAATTATCACTGACTTCTTAGATTGGGATGCTGGTAGACAAACCATAACTTGGGCTAAACATGTTAATCAGCTTCTCAGTCATGCCGAAGACAGTATACCTAAATATTATAACATCCAAATAGAAGCATTATGTTACTACAATGCTTTCAGAAACTGGCCTATCAACAAGGCAACTGTCTCAGGAGAATTGGATGACGAAAACTTATCAATACTAATTTCTAAATCTTATATAGAACAAATCGGTTATCTTACACCGGAGGGTTATTGGGATTTTAATTGGGAACAAGATAGGTTTGTAATTAACGGTATAACGTATAAGCCTTCTGGAGATACTCAGACTGCTCAGGCAAAGGATGAGGCTTTAGTTTTCATGGTTATCCTAAAGAGAGACCGAGATACCAAAATCGAATTTGTAGATTAAAAATTAAGTATATGGCAAAGATGTTAGTACTGAGGTGGACTCCAATTACTACTTTCAGTGGAATTTGGTTTGATAGTAATCTGGTTATCCTTAATGGTACATCTGGAGTTCATATTGAAATGAAAGGTAATGGCAATGATGTAACGGCATTTCAATCAATGACCGGAAACAAATTTGTCACCTGCTTTCAAGATTACTTCGGTGATATCTGGGATAAAATAATACCTCATCCTGGTATAGGCCAGGTAATGAAATTCCGTGTAAATAAGCTTCCTGATTATGCTTGTATTCGGGGAGATATAGAAGACGGTGGAGAGGTAGACCCCGAAAATCCAGATATACCAATGAATGCCTTCTGTGGTTCAGAGGGAGAACCATTCAGAGATATCGATTCGGAATTCTTACTGGGTCGTCAACGTGCAGTAATTAATCCTTAAATTTTATAAAATATGTATGTAAGTAAGTATTATACCTGCGAAGAAATAGACCAGCGGTTATTACAGGGTTACTATGATGACTTTGTTAAAGCTGGCTTTGGAGGAACTATAAATGAGTTCTGGGCCTTCGTACTTTCTATCAAGAATAAGGTAGATAAGAAAGAAGGATACGACTTATCGAAAAATGATTTTACCGATGAGTTGAAGGCTAAACTTGATGGCATCGAAGAACATGCAAATTACATCACCAAAGTTTCTCAGCTTGAGAATGATTTGAAATATCAAACTGAGGAAGAAGTTAAACAGATGATTAGTGATTTGGTTGATGGTGCTGATGATGCCCTTGATACTCTTAAAGAGTTGGCAGAAGCATTGGGTAATGACCCCAACTTTGCAACTACTATCACTAATAAATTAACCGACCTTCGTACTGCTTTAACCGAAGAGGTTAATCGTGCTAAGGAAGCCGAAGCTGCTCTGGGTGCTGCAGTAGCAGCAGTTCAGGATAACCTCGAATATGGGTTAGACCAAATCAATAAGAAGATTGATACTGTTAAGGCAGACTTAAAAGCCGAAATCGACAGAGTTGAGAAGAAGGTAGATAAGAATGCTGAAGATATCAAAGACCTTGAAGATAAGGTAAATCAAGGTAATGATGAACTTGAGAAAGAACTTAAGGACCTTATCCAAAAGGAAAAAGATGAACGTATTGCTGCCGATAATGAGATTAAGGAAAGTGTAAATGAACTTAAGACTCTACATATCAATGATAAGGCCGCACTCGAGGCAAAGATTGCTGAAGAAACTGCAAATCGTACAAATGCAGATACTGTACTGGATTCTAAGATTAACGAGGAAATCACTAATCGTCAGGCTGATACTTTAGCTCTTCAAGGTAAAATTGACCAAGAGAAGGTAGACCGTCATTCTGAGGACCAAGTTCTTCACAATGAAATCTCTAAAGAGGTAACAGACCGTACCAATGCAGATAATGCTCTTCAAGGTAATATTGATAAAGAAGTTCAGGCCCGTACTGTTGCAGACCAAGTATTACAGAACAATATCGATTCAGAGGCTACTACTCGTGCTGCTCAGGATTTAGTTCTTGAACACAAAATCGAAGATGTAAAAGAGCAGGGTGTAGAAGACAAGGAGCAATTGCTTAATGCTATTGCTGCCGAGGCTGCTGCTAGAGAAAAAGGTGATAAAGATCTTGATACTAAGAAAGTAGATAAACGTGAAGGCTATTCTTTGACTAAGAATGACTTTACCGATATACTCAAAGCTAAACTTGATGGAATTGAGGAAAAGGCAAATTATATTACGCATCTTTCTCAGCTTATCAACGATTCTGGTTTCCAAACTGAGGAAGAGGTAAATGCAGCTATCCAAAAGATTATTGGTTCTGCTCCAGAAGTACTTGATACTCTTAAGGAAATTGCTGATGCCCTTGGAAATGACCCCAACTTTGCTGCTACCATTACCAAGAAATTGGCTGCAATCACAGAACAGGTTAACCAAGAAATCGAAGACCGAATTGCGGGTGATGAGGCAAACAGTGCTGAGGTAGCTGCTGAAGTTCAAGCTCGTAAGGATGCTGATACAGCTCTTGAAACTAAACTGAAAGAATATGTAGACAATAAGTCTGCTATTGGTGATGCTGCTCTTGGAGTTGTAAAAGACAATCTTAACAAGGAAATCCAAGACCGTAAAGATGCAGATGCCGCAATTCAATCTAGCTTGGATAAAGAGATTGCCGAAAGAAAGACTGCAGATGAAGCCTATACTCAAAGTCTGGCTAACGTTAACCAACGTATTTCAGACTTGGCATTGAGTATGCAAGAGTCTATCAATACATTGCGTAATGAGCTTACTGAGCAGGTAAATGCAAATACTACTGCTATTGCCACTAACCAACATAGTATTGAAAGAAATTCAGAGGCAATCACAAACTTAACTAAGACTGTAGGTGATAACTACAAGGAAGTTAAGGATATGATTAACGAAGAAATCATTGATCGTACTAATGCTGATAGTGCCTTGAGTTCTCGTATCGATACTCTCAATATCGACCTTAATACTGAGAGTGTAGAAAGAAAGGCTGCCGACCAAGTTCTCCAGGTTAACTTAGATAAAGAAGTAGCAGACCGTACTGCAGCTGATAAAGCTTTGAGTACTGAGTTTACTGCTAAGTTGGATAATACCAAACAAGCTTTGGAATCCGAAGTAGGTAATATTAACACTAAGCTTGAACAAGAAAAGGAAAATCGTATTGCTGGTGATAATGCTTTGGGAGTTCGTATTGATTCTCTAGAGGCAGGTAATACCGATGCTATGAATGAACTAAAAGCAAAGGTAAATGCCAACACTACTGCTATTAATGCAGAGAAAGACCGAGCAATTGCCAAAGAGACTTCTCTTGAGGCCAAGATTGATACCAACCTTCAGAATCACAAGGATGATATGGCTGGTATTAATAAGGATATCCTTACCGAAAAGAATGACCGCTTAGCTGGAGATACTTTACTTCAAACCAATATCGATAAAGAATCAACTGAAAGAGCTAATCAAGATACTCTTATCAGTAATGCTGTTGCTCAGGAGAAAGCAGATAGAATTGCTGCAGACCAGGCAATGGACGATAAGAAGGTAGATAAGGTAGATGGCAAGGTACTTTCTTCAAATGATTTCACTGACTTGCTGTATGCCAAGTTGGATGGCATCGAAGAACATGCAAACTATATCACTAAGGTTTCTCAGTTATTAAACGATTCTGACTTTCAGAATGCAGAACAAGTAGAGGCTGCAATCCAAAAGATTATTGGTTCAGCCCCTGAAGTATTGGACACTTTGGCAGAGATTGCTAAGGCTCTCGGTGATGACCCCAACTTTGCAGCAACTATGACTGCTAAGCTTACAGAGTTGGAGAATAAGCTTGAAGCCGAAAAGAACTTACGAGAACAGGGAGATAATACTTTACAACAATCATTCACTAACCTGAGTAATACTCTTACTACTACGGTAAATGAGCTGAGAACTTTTGTAAGTGAAACTCGTACAGAGTTGTTAACTTCCCTGAATGCTACTAATGCTCTGGTAACTCAGAATACTGCTAATATCCAACGTAACCTGGAATTAATCCAGGGTATTCAGGATAATATCAATGGTAATTATACGGCCATTACGGATCTGTTAAATAACGAAATTGCTGCTCGTAAAGCTGAAGATATTCGGTTGGAAGCAAAGATTGATCAGAATACTTCTGACCTTAATACAGAGAGAGAGGAAAGAAAGGCCGCAGATAAAGTTCTCCAGGATAACATCGATGCAGAAGAAGCTGCCCGTATTGCTGCCGATACAGCTTTGGGTAAACGTATCGATAAAGAAATTCAGGACAGAACCGATGCTGATACTGCCTTAGATAATAAATTCACTAACATTACCGATGACCATGAAGAAAGATTGGAAGCTGAAGAAGGTACTTCCGATGCTTTGCCAGACACCATGGTTACCGATGTTAGTACTGTAACCCGAACAGATACTCAGCTTTCTTTCAAAGTAAAGACTTCAACCAAGGATAAGGCAAATAACCAATATGGTGAAGAAGTAGAAGCTACCAAGAATTTACTTCCGGTAACTCAAACTCTTGCTGGAGTTATGTCTGCAGCAGACAAGGTTAAGTTAGATGGGTTAGACCCAAATTCTTTAACTGATCTCTCTGCAGCTTCTGATGCTAATAAGGTAACAGTAACCGTAACTAAGGATAACGGTTTGAATGCTGATACTACCGAAACTTTCGATTTGCCTCAGGTATCGGCTACTAAGGCTGGTACGATGACTGCGAAAGATAAGGTAGAATTGGATAGAATCTCTACTGCTAACTTTGCCCTTGGTGCAGTAACTCCCAATGAAACTACTGTTGGCATAGCTGCTACTAAGACCGTAGTTGAAGATGGTACAGTAGAACAGAATCCTATTACATTGCCTGCCTCTACTACAGAGAAAGCTGGTGTACAAACTGCAGCAGATAAGAAGCTGTTTGATTCTATACCAGATAATATTATTATCTTATCTGGTGATAAACCAGTTGAGGTAGGTCAACAAAGCAGTCATGTTACTTTAACTCATAATTTCTCTTCTAAAAAAGAAGAGGGTATTTATACTCATGAGCCTGGAGATTATAAGACTACTTATATCCCAGCAGCTACTACAGAGAAAGCTGGTGTAATGACCGCCCAAGATAAAGTTAATCTGGATGAGACATTACCCAATGCTATTGCTCAAGAGGTTCAGGACCGTAAAGATGCTATCGAAGCTTTGGACGGTAAATCAGAAGCCGCTCTTGCTCAAGAAGTAGCTGATAGAAAAGCTGCAGATACTGCTTTAGATACCAAGTTTACTAAAGCTGTAAACGATGAAGCAACTGCTCGTACTTCTGCTGATACTGCATTGGGTGCAAGGATTGATAAGGAGATTGCCGATAGAACTGCGGCAGATACTACCCTTGAAACTAAGTTACAGAATAATATTAATACTCTAGAAGCTAAACATGATGCCTTTGTAGCAACTAAGGGTAAGGCTGATGGCTTTGCTCCATTGGATGGGAAGGGGTTAGTACCTGCTAACCATTTGCCTTCATATGTAGATGATGTACTTGAAGTATATGCTACCTATGATATAAGCCCCACTGGAGGTCTTACTAATGTTCAATTGTATACGGATGCAGGTCACCAAACTCCCGTAGTTGGAGAATCTGGTAAGATTTATATAAATGTTGCCGATGATGAACCTCCATACCAATTCCGTTGGTCAGGTACTAAATTCATAGACAGTAATACTTCGTCTCTTATCATTGGGGAAATTGCAGGTACTGCTTTCGAAGGTAGTAGAGGTAAGCATCTTGAGGATGTGGTATCTAGCATGCCTAAAAATTTAATTAGTAAGGTTTCAATAGCTAACAAAAATAAGCGTAATGTTATTATCTTATGTAACTATTCTGCTACGGATGGTCAAGGGCATTACATTGATAAACCCGATGGGATGGTAATCCCTCTAACCCCAGCCACTACTCAAGAAGCTGGTCTGATGGATGCCGATAGTGTAATAAAGCTTAATCAAACCTTACCAGATGCTATTGAAGCTGAACAAGAGGCCCGTATTGCAAAAGATAATGCTCATGATACCTTTAATAGTTCTCTTCCAGGAATTATTCTTACTGGATTCACTCTTACCCATAATTCAACTAATGTAAGAGCTACTCTTAATAATAAAATTAAGAGTGCAGAGGGTAAGACTTATGAAGGTGCTATAGATTTAATTAGAGATATACTTGCAGCAACTAAGACTACTGCAGGTGTAATGACTGCAGCAGATAAGACTAACTTGGATAATACCGTACAGGGGTTGGCAAATGAGATTACCAATAGAACTAATGCCATCAATGCTCTTCGTACAGAATTGAAAACTTACGTTGACGATTTGATTGCCGATACTGGTTCAGATGTAACTGCCTTAGAAACTAAGGTAAATAATCACATTGCCAATAAATCTAATCCTCATACAGTTACTAAAACTCAGGTTGGATTGGGTAATGTTAATAATACTTCTGATGCTGATAAGCCAGTATCTACTGCTCAAGCTACTGCTATTGCTGATGCTAAGGCTGCAGGTACTACTGCTCAGACTTCTATCAATAGTCATGCAGGTAGAAAGGATAATCCTCATACAGTAACTAGAGCTCAATTGGGATTGGCAACTACTGACCAGGTAGTATTTGCTAAGACTACTGCTCCTTCCGGTTTCTTCAAAGAGTCTTCAGATGTTCGACTCAAATCTAATATTAAGGATTTGAATCATACTCTGGAACAGATTTGCCAGATACCAACTAAGTCATTCGAAATGCTTGGTAAAGAGGACGAGGGAACTATTGCTCAGAATCTTGAGGGATTGGGATTTGGTAAATATGTAGAGGAAGTTCCAGTAGAGAAATCTACAGTACCTAATCCAGAGGAATTCGAAACTTTGGAAATCAATGGGGAAGAGTATGTACTCGTAAAACAAGTTAAATATCACAAGATGTCAACTTTGGCAATTGAAGGTATTAAACTTCTCTACGATGAGATTAAGGCTTTGAAGGCTGAGATTCAAGAACTTAAAAATAAATAATCATGGGAGAGATAGCAACCTGGAGTGCTGTCAAAACTAAAGTAGGCCTTGGTAAGACAGGAAATGACTGCCCTACCAAGGCTGAATTGTTAGCACTCTCCTCGACAGGAACCGGGGAGAATTATGTGGGGTTGGAACTATCCAATGCCAGTTCCTATGGAAATAACGAAACAGTAAAGTTAGAAGATATTCATAAGGTAACTTATAAATATACTTTTACTACTAGATACAGTAGTATAAGCTTTGATGCTTTGGGTAACCCAAGCTCTTCTAATCTGGGTTTTAATTTTATTTCTACAAAACAGAAATATTGGGATGGAGTAGCTAATGGGTCTGAAATTACGGTAAATTATGTTATTAGTAATAAACCTGCCTGGGTAACTAATCATGGTAATCAAACATATCCTTGGACTGCTTCAGAGAATTTAGCATTAACCTCTCGGTCGGATTCTAATACTCTTGTTACACAGAGCGAATCTGGTAAAACTTTTAAATTAACTTTCACTCAAGCAGCGGCCTCTCAATCTTGGAGTTATGGTTGGAGTGTATCACCTACCTCTATGTCTTTTGGGGCTACAGGAGGTACTAAAACCTTTACCGTTACTTCTTACAAGCAAGAATTAAGAAATGGGCATAATTATGGTAACCAAATTGCTTTAACTTATACTAGAGCCAACTCTGGTAGCGTATCTGGAAGCGGTACTTCTGTAACTATGGGTAATAATACCTCTACCAGTACACGAAGCGGTACGGTAACCTTAACACAAGCTGAAACTAATAAGAAGGTAACCATTAGTTGTTCTCAATCTGCAGGTTATAGAACCTATAGTGAAATCACTGTAAGTGGAGGAAGTGTATCCGATATACCTGCAAGTGGAGGAAGTAGAAGTTCATTCTCAACTATGCCCTCATATTCTCAGACTTGGGGATGGAATGGTTCTACAACTGGAGGAGGCACAATTACAAGCGGTGCTAGCATTAGTTATGGTACTGCAGTTAGTGCAGGTTCTTTGGGAACTACTGCAAAGGCTAGAACAAGGGTAGGCTCCCTTACTTGTACTGTATCTCTGAATGGTAAATCGAAATCTATAACTCTCGATGTATACCAGGCAGAGAATAAAATTACCAGTACTACTGATGGTACACCAGTAATAAGCTTATCTGCAAGTTCATACTCTATCTCTAATTCAGGAGGTAGTGTTAATATTTATGCCAGTGTAAGTATACCTACTACCAACCATTGGAGTTCAGGGTCAACAAGTGCAGGTTCTTCGAAGAGTGCTACACCTACGGTTAGTGCAAGTGGTACTGGTTTTAGTTTGAATGCTGCTAAGACGGTACTTACTGCTACGGAGAACTCGGGTACTTCAAGTAGAAGCTGTGTAGTAACTGCATCCTATAGTGGGGCAACTACTAAGACAATCACAGTTACACAGAGTGCTGCTTCAGTATCTTATGAGTATTACTTGGCATTCACTTCCCCTACTGGTTCAAGAACTACCACTAGAACCGGATTGTCAGCTTTGGGAGGTAATAACTTTACAGTTGATGTAGCTTATTCTTTTAAGACTAAGATAATAAATGGTTCTGAGGTAAGTACAAGATATCCCTTGGCTTTAACCGTAACTTCAAAACCAAGTTGGGTTACAAATGTAGCCATTACAACACTATCCAGTGATAATGGAACCTATGGGTTAACCTTAACCTTAACGGAGAACACCGTAGAATCAACAAGGTCAGGTACCATTAAATTAAGGCAAGCAGAAAACGAGGGTGAGGGTTGGGAGCTTACAGTCAACATAACTCAGAATGCTGCAACAATTACTTATGAATACGTATTTAATTTGGGGTAATAAAAATACAACACCATTCTGTATTTAATGTATAATTAACCTAAGTATTAATCTTTAAAATCTTACAATTATGGGAGTAGAAGTAAAAGGTGCCGGCGATGGCGTTGTAATCGCGGACAGAGGCTGTAACGATGGTTGCGGATATAGAGATCATTCAGGATGGGCTCTGGTTGGGGAGCCGTGGGTGGTGCATTGGTAGGTGGTGGTTTTGGTGCTGCCGCAGTTTCTGTATGGGACAAAATCAATGACACCAAGGCTGACATCCAGAAAGTAGAATCTACTGTTCAGGAAGCAAAAGCAGGTATCTACAAGGATATCTCTGATGCTGCCCGTGGGGTAACCCAAGAAATCGGTGGAGTAGCAAAAGATGTTGCTGGTGTTGGTAAAGAAATTCTTAACAACCGTTTCACTACGGAAAGAGGTCTTTGCGATTTGGGTTACAAAACGAATTCGGATATCCGAGATTCTCGTGACCAAATGGGCGCAGGCTTCAATCGTGTTATGGACCGTCTCTGTCACATGGAACACCAACAGTCGGATTGCTGCTGTGACCTCAAGAATGGCCAACAGGAAATCAAGTGCCTCATCGAGAACACTGCTAAAGACACCGAGATTGCTCGCCTCAATCGAGTGATAGATGCTCAGAGAGACCAGAACATCGTCAATCAAGTGGTAGCTGCCTTGAAGACCGGTACTACAACGCCAGCTTAGTAATTTAAAATACCAAGATGATTAAAGGAGTGCATCTGTTTTTAGGTGTACTCCTTTTTTCGTTTTAACTCATTAAACTAAGGAATTATGGAACAAGAACAACTCACCGTATACTTGCCATCACAATCTGATGAAGGTATTTATAATGGTGTATATTATACTACCGATGTAGTGAATATAATTAATGAGGTTACTATGCAGAAACATAATGCCTTGAATATACTTAACAATCGACCAAAGTTTGAGGCAATTGTTTCTGAATGCGATAACATTCTCAATTCAATTAACCAATCACCTTCTGCTCCAAGTAAACCTGCTCCAGGGTTTGAGGAGTTCCGTCAATACATGGACCAACGAATCTCCACTCAAGAGACTCTGTTACAGAGAATTGCTCAGGAGCTGGGATTGGATAAACCTAAACAACAGTAAGAATTATGCCAAGTAAGTCGGTTAATATTACACTATCGACTCCAGTTGGCCCTCTAGAAATATACGTAGATAAACGAGAACAAGCTCGTGCAGAAAGATTGATTGCCAAAACTCCAAGTATCTTAACCGAAGGCTATGCGAAAGGTACAGAAAAGTTTGGTAATCAACTTCTTCGTATAGTAAGACGAAGTTTGAATACGGGTGTTCCACCACCCGGTACCCATACTTCTTGGCCAAAACATGCTCCAGGTACTGTAAAGAAATATGGGGAGCATACTCTATTACGACTCACGGGTCAATATGCTAAATCCGTTACTGTAGTAAAGACCAAGAATAGAACTTTCGTTGGTTTACCAATTGGAATCAAGAAGATTACCTATACTGGTAAGACTTCAAGAAAGACTTTGAATCAGATAGCTATCATGTTAGAGTATGGTAGCAGAGATGGTAATTTACCACCTCGTCCTCTTTGGAATCCTGCATTTAAGGCTGCTGGTGGAAAAGCTGCCTTACAAAAGGAAATACAAAATGAAGTTAGAAAAGAAATAAGGAAAGTTAAAAATGGCAGCAGACTTTGAAATATCTTCATTATCCGGAACTGGTACTGCAACTATTAGGGTAAAGCCTAAGGCAGTAAACGAAGACATGAATAATATAAAAGAGCAGGTTCTCAAGGTAGTAGTTCAGGGTGTAGAAAGGGAAGTAACTCTGGTACAAAAGGCCGCTCCTAAAATAGTAGAGACCTGGAGAACTTATTTTAGTATCACTCCAGAAACTACTTCCCATACTTTCGATGGTACTAAAAGGGGTGAGACCCTAGAAATAGGTGTATACAGTTACCAACAGAAGTTTATCAATAATAAGCCTCAAGATGAATATCGTGCTGTAGATTGGAAAGTTGAAAGCTCCTCAGATTGGTTAGAGGTAACCCAAGAAATTGGAGAAGCTAATGCCGCAGGTAAGCTTACTATCAAAACTAAATCTACTAATCAAGAACATAACCCCAGTAACTATGACCCCTTGGAAAGAACTGCTATAGTTAAGATTATCTCACAGCAAGAACCTAACACTACTGAGATAGTTTTAAATATAACTCAATCTCCAGGTACTAGAACTACTAAGTATGGCTTTGAACCAACCCCGAATATACCATTCCCAAATCTTGGTCAAAATACTAGTACTGCTCAGATTAGTAATGTAAAGGGTTATCAGTACTACCTTATCAACGGTATTCAAGTTGCTAAATTTATAAAACAATTTAAGATAACCGATATAAGTAAGACAATAGAGGGTCAATTCCCTGGAGGTATTGATTCTGAACCAATACCCTTTAAAGTATGGCTTACCGATTATCCTTCAAATATTGCTACTCAATGGGTTAGTGAATTAAATTGTGTTGGTCATTTACAAACCATAATAAGTGGTTTTGGAGGTATTCAGGTAACTTATAATGGGTATATTAATGACAATGGCAATCAAAGTGTTCAATTAAATATTAGATTAGGACTTTAATGGTAAACTCAGAAGAAATAGTAGAAAGAACTTTTTATATCTCTCTACTTAGTACAATGTTGGAAATGGGTCTTACCTTAAACCCAGAAGACTTCTTACCTTTGTCTCAAGAAAACGAAAAAAGATTTCAAGAGGCAATCAAAGGTATGAAGAAGTTTATACCACTTTTTGGTATAGGGAATAATCAAGTAAAAGGCCCAAAGACTCTCCCAAGAATAACCATAGAACTACAGGGTTATTATGCTGGAGATATTGGTGTGAATAAATACATCATTGGTGATAAACTTGAGGATGGTAATTACCAAGCTTCAGAGTTTCCTTATGAAACTAAGGATATTACCATAGATGTACATCTGGTTTCTCAAACACAAGCAGATATGAGATTGCTACATACAATCTTATATACTGGCTTACCTGCTAGAGGATACGTGAGACCATACTTCAATGATTTAGAGGAATGGGAAAAGGGCAGGCTTGCTCCCACCGGAAACCTATTCATTGAGATTGGTAATTATTATGACCATCTAGATGTAGAGCATGGTATACTTGAGAAGGTATACACCTATGTATGTAAGGACGGTATTCTTCCAGAAAAAGCTTTGGGAGAAGGTACTCTTACACCTATCAAGGATATATCGGTTCTTATTGGATTGTTAGAACAAAATGAAAATGAGATGCTAGAGTTAAAAGTACCTAAGGTATAGGTACAATACTCTAGGGTATAAATTAAACGAGTAATTAACTTTAATCACAATAGAATTATGCCAACTTCACCTCATGTTGATTTTAAGTTTAAGAACAACAATGTTCTTCAAACTACTCCCATGTTAGGAGTTTCTTGTGTATTGGCTAGAACTACTAAAGGTCCATACGATGACCCTTCAGAAATCATCTCTACATTCTCTCAGTTCCAAAGAATCTATGGTTCTGAAATTGTACCCGATGGTTCTGTATCAAATATCGAAAAGGCTTTGCAAGGTGGTTCTAAGCTTCGTGTTATTCGAGTACTTGGCAAAGGAGCTACTCAAGGTACAGTAACTGCTTCTCCGGCTGCGGCAAGAAAAGCTAAAGATTCAGAAGATGAAATCTCAGTTGCTTCTGCTGTAACTGACCCAGCTAAACCCTCTGCTTTGATTACTTTAAAATCTGGTAGTACTACTTATAGTTTTGGATTAGTAACCAAGGGATATGGAGATCCAATTGGTAGTGCAAATACTTTCCAGGTTGGTTTTTATAAGCAAGCTAATACCTTGTATTATAAAATATATTCAGCTAATGGGCAAGTACTTGAACAGGGACCAGTAATAACCTACAAAACTGCCGATGATAACAATAACACTTCGGTAGATTACCTTGCTCTTAGTGCATTTGCTAAGAACTCGGAATATATTAAGCCGGTAATTACTGCAGGTTCCTCTTTTGAAAACCTAATTAAGTGGCTTACCGATGATATTGATGGTACTAAGAATGCTATCACTATTACCGTGGGAGATGCTGCACCTTCCGAAACAGAGAAACTGTTTAATGGTACTATCGGTAGTGCAGGTTCCACCCCAACTGCCGAAGAATGGATTGCTTCACTGGACTTGGTAAAAGACTACACAGACTTCTACCAATTGTTTATTTCACATATCTCTCAACACCTTACTACCGATTCAGATGTACTCAAGGTATATAAGGCTGCTGCAGATATGGCAAAGGAATTGATGGAATGGGTACTGTATATCGAAGTTCCCAAACATTTAACCCATTATACTCAAGGTACTCAGGCAAGAGATTACAAAGCTCAGGTAACTTGGGTACAGACTTGCCTTGGTACTGTAGGTAACTCTAAGTACATTGCCTACTTTGGTGGTGGACTTAAGTACTACAACGAAAACGGTAATCTTCAGGATTCCGATGTAGTGGGTACTATTGTTGGTTTGGGAGATGCCTCTGCTACTCAATATGGTCCTTGGAAATCCTTTGCTGGTATGAACCGAGGGGTTATTGGAGATGCAGTTGGTCCAGTATGCCCCAACTATGGTTCTCCTTCTCGATATAACGAACTGAACACTCTTGCTCAGAATTATATCAATGAGATGGTAATCAAAGATACTCCAGATGCAGGTAAGCAAACCATGCTATGGCATTGCTTCTCTTCTCAAGTGAAACAGGATTCTGAAAGATTCCTTTCAATCGTAAGACTGAACCTTTACCTGAAGAAGTTCCTTCGCCCGGTACTCAACAAATATATCGAAGAACCAAACGTTTGGAGTACTTGGAAGAGAATCTGGTTGGAGGTTAAACCTACACTGGATTCATTGGTAGATGAAGATGCCATGACCGAGTATACCTGGATGGGTGACCAAGATGCAACTTCTTGGGATGACCTTTCAATTAATACCGAGGCAGATGCCCGTCAAGGTAAGTACCGTGCTATCCTTAAGTATAAGGATGTAGTTCCTATGCAAGAAGTAACTATGGAGATTGTAATTGATGCGGCATCCAAATCTGTATCAATCGTAGAAACAAGTAATAACCTATAAACATATAACGATGGGAGCAAAAGTAAAAAATCCACGGAAGAAATTCTTGTGGAGTATCATGTTCCCCAAACACCCTATCAATACTTATCTATTCCAAAGTTGTACTTTGCCTGATATTGAGATTGACCAGGTTGCTCATGGGGACGTCAATAGAGACGTTAAAACTGCAGGTAGGGTTACTATAGGTAATCTTATCGTAGAGAAACTTATGACTACTGCAGGTTCCGATACATGGCTTCATGATTGGCTATACTCTTGCCAGGACCACATAGTTGGTGGTGGTTTAGTACCAAGCCAATACTGGGAAACGGCAATTGTAAACGAACTTGCCGAAGATGGAGTCTCAGTTCTTAATACCCATGTCTTCGAAGAGGTATGGCCATGTAAGATTACCGGCTTAGACTTGGACAGAATGGCTTCAGAGAATACCATTGAGTCCATAGAGTTCTCAGTTGGTACTGCAGATAAATACTGATTCCCTAGTCTATTTTCACTAAGATTCGGTGGAGGGGTGGGATTCCTGTGATAGGAGCTCACCCCTTTTTTGTTGTTATAAGGAGTACTATGAACATATGTAAACATTAAAAATAACAGTTATGGAATTTAGAACATTTAGATTTACCGGACCCTCTGGTTACGAATATGAAATCAGAGAACAGAATGGTGCTGATGAGGATATCCTCAGTAACCTTTCAGACATGAAGACTTTGATGAACCTTACCAAGTTCATTGCAGCAATTGTAATTAGAACTACGGCTACACCCAATGGGAAATTAACCATAGATGATGCCCTTAACTTACCGGTTAATGACCGCTATGCTATTATCTTTAATTCTCGTATCTTCTCTTTGGGGGATGAGGTAGAATTTGAATATGATTGGGGCAAAGAGAATGGAGGTAAAGTTACTTATGGCCAAGACCTTCATGAGTTCCTTTTTGATTACGGTACTGCTCCAACTGAGGATGATTTGAATCAAAAGCCCGATGCTATCCCTTACTATCCAGAAGGAGTTAGATTGATAAACCATGAATATGTTCTCTCCTCTGGCAAGAAGATTAAATTCGATTGTATGACGGGTAAGGGGGAACAAGATTTCATGAAGTTGCCATTGGATAAGCAAACTAAGAATGCTCCTCTTCTTTGTCGGAACCTTTACTTAGAGGTTGATGGTAGTTGGGAAAAGGTAGAAAACTTTACCCCATTTACTGCAAAGGATATGGCTGAGATGAGAAAGTATATCTTATCTATGGACCCAATTTTCAAAGGCGAGTCTCACATCACTAATCCAACCACTGGAGAGGAAAGAACTTATCCTATAGTTTGGGCACCGAATTTTTTCTACCTGACGGAAGAGTAATGTTAGAGAGTGATTTTGTTTATATCACCAGAGCCGAGATAGCCTTAGACTATTTCGGCTTTTTACGTCTTCCGTATCGAATAAGGAAAATATTCAAGGAAATGGCCGAGCAATATTATAAACAATTAAAGAAAAGAAAATAAATTATGAATACCAGTAGGAGTATAGTAGAGGTCGGTGTTGCCATGGTTTTAAAAGACCGATTCTCTCAAGAAGCTGGCAAGATATCTGGGTCATTCAGAACAATGATGAATGATATGAATACCTGGAATAGGGGTATACAGATGTCAGCTTCTAATACAATGGACTTCGGAATGCAGCTCGTAGGGGGAATGGCAAGGGCCTATAAATACTCTGCGGGTGTTCAGAATGAAGTTTGGACTGCTTCGAAAATTGCTGGTGCTACCATTGCAGAACAAAGGGAGATGTTACAATTGGCAAAGGATGTCAATGAGATAACTCCTCTTACGGCTTCGGATGTTGCATCAGGACAAAGATACCTGGCTATGGCAGGTAATAAATTCGATGCTATTAAAGAAATGATTGGGCCAGCATCTAAGCTGGCTTCAATCTTTACTATGCCAGTGGGACAGAAAGGTGGTGTAGCTGACTTGATGACTAATATCATGTCAATGTACCAAATCCCAATGGGAGAAGCCGTTAGAGTAACCGATGACTTATATACTGCAGTTACTAATGCAAATATATCTTTGACAGACTTAGCCCAGTCCATATCTTATGCAGGAGCAGATATGGCAACTGCTGGAGTAGATCTTCGGCAAACGGCTGCTGCTATTGGTGTATTGGGTGATATGGGTATACAGGGTTCTATGGCAGGTACCTCACTGGCCAATATGATTCGTTACTTACAACTCTCTCTTGTTAACCAAAAAAAGAAAGGCTATAACGCTTTAGCAGACCTGGGCTTAAGTCCAGATGAATTCTTCGATGCTCAGGGTAATCTTATAGACCTTTATACTATCTATCAGAAGTTTGCTAAGGCTGCAGTAGATTTACCTTCACGAATTGAAACACCAACTTTCTTCAATATCTTTGGAGTTCGTGGTAATCGTGGTATGCTCCCCGTACTTAGGGATATTGCTTCTGGTAGAGATAAGATGGGTAAGATACTTGCTACTTATGACCAAAACATTGGGGCAGTAAATCGACTCAATGAAGAACGTCTTAAAACTGATGCAGGTGTAATTGACCAATTCGAATCAAGTATAGAGAACTTAACAGTTACCGCAGGTGCAGCTTTGGGTAGAATCTTTACCCCAGTACTAAAGGTGGGTAACTCTATAATCAAAGTAATTAATTCTATCTCAGAAACTTGGGTTGGAGGTTTTGGTCTTAGAGTAGGAGCTACTGCAGTAGTAGTAGGTACTATTGTTGCAGGATTTAATACTGTAAGAGGTATTATTAGGTCTGTTGGGTATTTACAGACTATTGCTACTGCTTCTACTGAAGGTATGTCTGCTGCAGCAATAAAAACTAATACTCGGTTTGCCATTATGGAAGCACACATGGTAAGGATGGTTAACCTTATGAGAACCATGGTTCAACTCCAAATGATGTTAAGCGGTATTGGTATGAATTCTGCTGGTAGATTTTATAACACTAAAACCGGAAGATATGTTAAGACACCAAATCCTGGAGTACCATTAGCAACTACTATGGCGGGTAATTTAGCTGGAGGGGCTTTAGCTGGAGCAGATGCCCAAGTTGGTAGTCAAGTGGCTAGGCAAGGTGCTATAAAAGGTTTAACCTCTATAGGTGGTAGACTTATGGGATTACTCGGTGGACCCTGGGGATTAACAATTACTGTAGGTCTTCCTTTATTAATTGAGGGTATTAGTTACCTTAGTAATTCAGTAGATAGGAATACTGAAGCTCAGAATAAAGAGAAAGAAGACCCAACTACCATTAGAGCCCAGAATGAAGAGAAATTTATTAACGCTGTTAGATTAGCTATCAAGGAAGGCATGAGAGATTCTCGTATCAATATCTCGGTAGATGGTCAAGCAGTTGGTGATTATGCTCCAGGTTCTCAACAAGATTTTACTGGAGCTGCATTTGTAATGGGAATATAAAACTAAAACACTATGGCTAGAGTATTAAATAAAGCAGCAGGTAAGGTTGTTGAAAAATACAACAACCTTACAAGAGATACGGCAGGTGTTCTTACTGGTCCCTTAAATAAGCTATGGAGAGCTCGGATATTACTTAACCGAGTTACTTCACCTCTCCCGAAAGATGATGCTCCAAAGGGTAAACTCTATACTCCAAATGGGGTAATGGGAGAAGCTCAGATATCCTCTAAGAACCCAGTTATAAATAAACAGCTCCAAGCTAAATGGAGAATGGAATTACAATTTCCGAGATTAGAAGAAGGTGAAGGAGTAGACCCAGCAAAAGGGAATAAGAATACCACTAATTACAGAAACTTTGAGGCTAAAGCAGATGTTATATATCAGAATGAGGTAAGGATATATAACATGACTGTTAACCCTACTCAATATATTACCCTACAGAATAGACCTCCAGAAATAGATTTTAGAGGAGAAACTACATGGGCAACCATTAAATCAATGGGCCGCAATGTACCAATGTATCACTTTACTGGTGCTGAAGACATCATTCAATTCAATGTATCTTGGTACTGTAATGACCCAGAAAATCCTGAAGAGGTAATCAATAAATGTAGGTTATTAGAAGCATGGTCTAAATCTAATGGTTACCAGGCTGCTCCTCCGATTGTTAAGATTGAGTGGGGGGATTCTGGTATATTCGATAACCACAATTATATCCTTACCTCAGCAACTTATACTCTGAAGAACTTTCAGAACGGTTATCGAATAAGGATACCCGGAAAGCCAGCTACTTTTGGTAATGGTAGGTTATTGCCTGCAGCAGCAACTCAAGAATTGATTTTCAAGAGAGTAAGTGCATATAACTTATCCTATGGAGATTTTATAAATTCCGATTCACTTAAAAAGACAGGAGGTATTAAATATGATTGATGTTAACCAATACCTAAAGGGAGCTAGCCCATATAATAATGCCTATGCTCTGAAGTATAACGATGGGGATTATTCCTTAGAGGCTAAACCTCCAGTAGTACCGGAATCCTCTAACGATATTCAACATACCGTTAAAGATGGGGAAACTCTGCAGAACATTGCTTTCAGGTACTATGGTGATTCTGGTAAGTGGTACATTATAGCTGAAGCTAATAAGATACTGAATCCTTTTAAGGAATTAGAAATGGGAACTCTAATAAGAATACCGACTTATGGCAGCTAAACAGAAACCTATATTATATAATGGAATGGGCCAACCATATTTGGCCCTTTTCAATTTTGGAGGTATGCCTATAATGAATCCCATTACAGGTATACCCCTTGGAGCGTATATAAGTACCTGGAGTTATAGATACGATGAAGAGAAAGAAAACTTGGCTACCATTACTTTCGATACGGGTAATCCTGATACTGTAGATATTGCCGAGATTCAAGAGAACCAAAACATTTGTCTTCAATGGGGATATATATACCCTGATGGCCAATTTATATCTGGGCCCATAAAAATAATTAAGGTAAGAGAGTTCGAAGCCGTATTCGATTCTACAGGTACTCATGTAACTATTAAGTGCATTGATTCTTCAGGGGATTTAAGATATCAGCCTGCTTATGTTCATTCGGACATGGAAGGTTATAAATTATCTACCTATTTAGACAATGGTTGTGGGAATGCTACTGGTGTAATCATAGAAATATTTCAGTAATGGAACAACAGATAATAAGTAATAAAGTATACGAGTCACTACAGGTACCCACAGAGAGTACCCGTACTACTACTGGTAAAGTACTCTATGCTAACAAATACAGTGGAGTAGCAGAAGTAGCTATGCCAGAAGACTTGAAAGCTTTAATTGATAGTGACTTTGGATTAGTGGGCAAGAACGTCTTAGTTCAATTAGAACAGAAGATGAAAGGGTATACTAATGGGCCATGGTATGTGGATTCAAGGGATGGTGTTATCTATATACATAATCGGAAATTCCATGAAGAACCGGTATGTACTTATACATATCAAGGAGAGAATGGGGAAGTACTTAGAGTATCTTTTGCTACTCAGAAAATAACTAAAAGAGTTAAAGCAGTATTAGCTCCATCTCTAGACCCAGATAGTAAAGATTTATCGGTATTATCAACTAATATAAATGAGCCAGAGGATAAACCTCCATTAGCTTTAAGACCTCCTGTGGCTCAGGTAGATAACCTTATGGTGTCTAATATTACTGGCAATGGGTTTGAAGATTATAGAAGTCATCCTACTACTCCTACAGAGGTAATGGATGCTTGGGACACTCAGCTTCAGTATAACATGGAAAAAACTGCAGAATATAAAAAGAGAGTAGAAGAGTATGAAGCAGTGGGTCCAGTAGGTGCTTATGAAGCAGGTAAGCAAAGGAAATTTGATGAAATGTCTACCGAAGAAGTACGAGCTATCATTAATCAAGCAGCCAACGAGTTACCTGATGATAAGAAGAATGCCCTTAAGCAAGTACTAAAAAATTCTAAAAATGGTAAAGAGTTAGAAGCTAATCTTAAGAAGCTATTAGAATGCGAAATGTATCTTTTCGAAGATGAAGATGGTATGGAATTTATGGTAGAAGAGTATGTAGACCCCTTAGATTATGACCCAGAGGGTTATACCTCTAAACAAGCAGGAGCGGGTATAGCTTCTGGTATCAATTTTCAAGCTGGAGTATTACCTGCTTCAGAGAGAGGTTTCGAAGCTTTAAAGAAAGACCCCTATACTGAAGTATTATCCGATATGGAAGTTGATACTACTAAGGGTTATGGTCAAGATCAATATGGTAAGAGGGTTAAGGTAAGACATATGAAAAGGGTAAATCTCAAGGTACCTCTTTATAAACTTTACCATAATTTATTTAGTAGATACGGTGGTGCCGATAAGTATGCTTGGGCAGCTAATGCTAATGCCAATGGTGGTTTAAAGCAAACTGAGAAAAGGTTAGTATGTCAACTTCAGGTAGTGGGTAGACCTATGCTAGCAACTTCCCAAATAATCCGAATAGATAATGTAGGGAAACGTTGGTCAGGGCTTTGGTATATAAAACAGTGTACTCATTCTATGGATGCCGGTCAAGGGTATATAACTAATATGGAATTAGTAAAGAACAATTCCAAGTCTGGCTCTGTAACTTCTAAAACTGATTTATCTACTCAAAACATCGTAGCTAATGATGCTAAAGCTAATGCTAAAACTAAAAAGGGGCAAGATAAAAAAGCCCTAAGTACTTCTCAGAATCTTAATCTTAACTTTACTTATAATGAGAAGGTATATTACAATGAGCATTTCTTGAATGATAAGGTGGACATAATTGATATCAAGGGTCAAGCTGAGTTTATTCGAAAGAAGGCTTATTATACTGAAGTAAATGCGGATAATCCTCAAGCCTTGGCAGAGGGTATAGTATTATCTACAGGTAATACAGTTACCTCTAAGGGTAAGTTAATCCCAGGCAAGATATCCGTTAAACAAATTCAAGTGCCTGAAGACTATAGGGTTAAGTTTAATTATATGGCCATAGCTAATCGAGTATATCGAGACATAGCTAAAAGGCATAAGCGAATAGCAAGTCAAATCTATGTAGAAAAATAAGGATATGAGTTACGAAACAGCAAAGATAATAACCGATGAAGGCTTAGAGGGTCTTGGTCGGTATTACTCTGTTTATCGAGGCATTGTTATTGATAACGACGATGTAGAGAAACATATGAACAGAGTAAAGGTATGTGTTCCAGAGGTAATGGGGGGAGTATTTGCTTGGGCATATCCTAAAGGACAGCATGGTTCAATTAGTTCTGGTTTTAAATTCCTAGCTCCTAAAGTGGGGGATATGGTATTTGTTACTTTTGAATTTGGAGACCCAACTAAACCCCTCTGGGAATACCATGGTTGGGGAATGAGCCAAATCCCCCAACCCTTGGATGGCCCCAATAAATTGGGGATAGTTACTCCTGAAGGAAACCTAATAGTCATAGATGATGATAACGGAGAACTTAATTTACATTTCAATGGACCTGTAAATGTTCGTTCAGAGAAAGAAATAGTAATAAATGCCGATGGAGATATAAATGTATCTTCAGGTGATTCCGTGATACTTAATACTGGAGAAAATGGTGGGATAATCAATATTTTTCAATTAACCGAAAAATTAAACCAAACCATTCAAGAACTAGAACAACTTCGCAGTATGTTCAACTCTCATGTACACTCAGGTGTAACTACTGGACCGGGTTCTTCGGGTCCAACTTTAACTCAAGTAATTAAACCTTTCTCACAATTCGTTGTAGACGATTATGAGGATAAAACCTGCATACACTAATGGAAAAGAATTACTTTACAGACTTAGTTGGTATAGGTGTAACTTACCCTATCCAACTTACAACTAATGAAAAGGGTGAAAGAGGTTGGTACCCAGTAAATGGGGATTTTAAACTTATCAGAGATAATATAAGTTCGATATTATATTACATGATAGGCCAGAGATTTCGACAGGAAAACTTTGGTAGTAAACTATGGCAATGTATTGAGGAACCAAACTCACAAGCCCTAAGTTTTATAATTAAAGAGTTTTTAAAACAAGCCATAGGTGCTTGGGAACAAAGGATAACCTTCCAAAATATCACAGTTACTAGAGTTGATGCAAAAATACACATAGAAGTAACCTATGTAGTAAATGGAACAAATTCTAGTCAGTACCTCGATATCACCTATGACCGGTCGGATAATTCATTAAATACACAATAATATGGGAATCACAAATAAATGGCTTAACCCATACCAGAGGTCTTATCAACAGATTAAGGCCAAGCTGGTTGAATCCCTTATGGGACTCAAAGACCCTCAAGGTCAGAAACTCATAACGGATTATTCGGAGGGGAACATCTTAATTATCATCCTCTCATTGTTTGCGGCAATTGCCGAAGTACTTCACTACTATGTAGATAATATGGCAAGGGAAACTTTCCTATCTACGGCAAGAAGGTATGATTCGGTAGTTAAACATGGGGCTTTGGTAGATTATCATGCTCGAGCAGCAATTGCTGCTACAGTAGATGTAATCTTATCCAGAAGTATTACTGGTAATTCTATCGGAGCTAAATTAACTATACCTCAAGGAACTTTATTTACAGATTCTAGTGGTAATTCTTGGTTATCTGCCAGAGACGTAACTTGGTATTCAAATGTAACCACTTGTAAAGTACCAATTATACAACATGAAAAGTATACTGCAAGCGTTCTCAATAATATGGTAATACCCACTGGAGATAGAGTTATAATTCATCTGGGTACTCTACCAAATGGTAAGTATTACGAACAAGGCTCTATGTCATTACAGATAGGTGGGGAAACTTGGGTATTAGTAGATACATTTGCAAAATCCAAACCTACAGACAAACACTTTATGGTTTCCGTAGATGAGGCACTCAATCCTTATATAATGTTTGGGGATGGTACCTTTGGTAAGAAGCCTGCAGCAGGAGCAAAAATAACCAATGTGGTATTCTACTTAACCAATGGTACTCAGGGTAATGTAAAGAGTAATACTATTACTTCTGTACCTTCAGTAATTTCTTCTTCAATTACTGATGCTACCGTAAGTAATGCTTACGATGCCGGAGGTGGTTCAAACTATGAAAACTTTACAATGCTCAAAGAACATATACCTTTGAGTGTAAAGACTTTGGGAGTAGCAATTACCAAAGAGGATTTCGAAAGTTTAGCTATGTTAGTTGATGGGGTAAACAAAGCTAAAGCCGATTATGAATGCGGTAGAAAGCTTACCGTATATATTAGCCCAGATGGTGGAGCAGTTGCTTCTTCTGAATTAATTAATAGGGTATATAATTTATTATCCCAAAGGGCTCCTATGACTACTTGGTTGAAGGTTAAATCTGCAGGCAAGGTTCAGATTATTCTAGAGATGGAAGTTACTGGTAAGAAGTCTTATAAGACTGCAGAGATACAAACTCAAATTCTTACAGCATTATACAATGCCTATTCTCCAGAGCAAGCTCAGATGGGTGGAAGCGTAAGGTTATCAGATATCTATGCCTTAATAGATAACTTATCAACAGTAGATTACCTTCACCTTACTAAATTCTATATTAAACCTTGGCCTACTACCATCTATGGTAATAAAGAATTGAACTTGGGTCAGTTTAAATTGAATAAGGCTAAAGGGTCTATGACTTACTATATTACCTTCAATTCATCAACTACTTTTACTGTACGTTCTGTATCAAATGGGTATATGGCTACTGGTACTGTAGGTAATTCTATACAGGTAATAGATAAGGCTAATGGTTTTGACTTCTCTTTGGATATTCAGAACAATAGCTATCAGTCTGGTTACAGATATTCTATTACGGTATCAGAACCTAACCATGACTATGAAGACCCCGGTTTTAATTTACCAGTATTCGAAAACGCTTCACAATTGACTTTAACCGTAAAAGAAATTGTATAATGATAAACCTCAAAAATCTAATCGACTTTTTGCCATTCGAGTATAAAGCTCAAGATACCTATAAGGTAAATGGCAAAGGCATCTTAGAGAGGTTTCTAGAAATTTGTGGAGAGCATTTTGAAGATTACATTACAAAGGATATTGAGAATATCTTGGACATTATCGATATAGATAAGGCTCCGGATATGTATCTCAATTTCCTTTGGCAATTCCTCGGAGAAATGCCCTTTGCTTATGGGAACACTATAGATGCACAGAAATGGGCAGAGTACTTTAATGGGTTCTACTCCGATGATAAACTCCAAGAGTTATCTAAGCTTTGGATAATCCCAAAGGAAGGACCCCTTACATTAACCAGTACTCAAGTAAGAAACATATTGAAGTATTCGATATCTCTTTTTAAAATAAGAGGTACCTCTGAGTTCTTCGAAATAATGATGAGGCTGTATGGGTTAACCTGCGTAGTAACTGACCCTGCAAAGGCTGATAGTTATGATGGTTGGGTAAAAGGTAATCCGCACTTTGACCAGTATTACCATTATGACGATAAGTATACCTATGATAATACTTTCGATTGTTCTCAATGTATACCGGTAACCTTTAGACTTACCGGTCATGGATATACTTCGAACTCGGCAGCTTTCAGAAAATTTAGAGAAGCCGTAGAGGCTTTCTTTAAAAGATTCATACCCTATCATGTATCTTTCGATATTCAATATGGGTTTACCGTAAATGATGGGTATACAATTAAAGCTGAGTTAGTAAATCCGGACCAACCCAATCTTATTACTTCAGAGGTATATGAAGTACCGGTAAAGGTAACTGTAACTTCAGATTGGATAAATGCCGACCTAAGATATCAGATATCCAGTGATAATATAAATTGGGGTTACACTAAACACGAAAGTGGTTCCATTTTTAATATACCCAGAGCAGGTACTTATTATTTTAGAAGTGTGGGAGACCCTACTAAGGTAACTCAAATCACGGTTAATCAAGAATCTTATAATCGAGTATATTCTATTACTTGTGACCCTATTACTGGAAAGATAACTCCTACTAACCTAAAAGTAAGTACAGTAGTAAGGGCAAACGTATCCTATAAGGGTACCGTGAAAACCTGTAATGTACGATTATCCGGTACTGATATAGTGAAAGTCTCTGGCTCAACTTGGGAATTTTCAGAGCCTGGTACCTACATCTTTGAGATTGTAGAGTTCCCAGTAAAGCAAACTTCCTTTGTTGTAACTCGAGAAGAGATTACATATAAGGTAAGATGTACACCTTCTGAATTTAGAGTTGGGGATAAGCAAAGTATCAAGGATGCTACTACCACTCTTACCATCGAATCGAATTACCCAGAATCATTTACTGGTGAACTATATTGTAGGCTAATTGGTGATACTAAGTTGTTTAAGAACGGTGATAAGTTTACTGCTAATAGTTATGGTACTTATAAGTTTAAATGTACACTGGATAAAAGGGAAACCGATGAAGGTGTAGGTATATTCAAAGTAGTATCTGGTAAGACTGCAGTATATAGAATTACTGTTAGCCCACCAACAGTCACATTATTCAATGGCTCTGCAAAAGCTACAGTAAAGATACAACGTATTTCTGGTAATGGGGATGATTATAGAGTAATGGTAATTGAAACTGGAGAAACCTTTGATGCTCAGAATGGATATGTATATATTGCAAATAGGGCAGGGACTTATACCTTCCAGTCAGTAGCTTATCCTACTGCTAAGACTACTCTGGTAGTTAATGACTCTCCCACTGTATATCAGAACAAGTTAAAGATAGTACCCTCGGATGCTACAGACAGTCATTGGAAAGAACCCAACTGGGCATTACCAGAAGACCAGATAGATGATACTTATGCAGTATACCAATTACTGGATGAGAAGTCTGCTTGTAAGTTCCATCTTGAGGAAATGAAAAATGAGGTCAATGTAAGTGGTACTGCTACCTGTGATGAGAACGGGGAAACCTATAACCTTGGTGAGGAAATTGTTCTTACCAAAGCTGGGACTTATACCTTTGTGGCAGATGATGGTTCTTCATTAAGATGTCAAGTAATACTGGAAGATTATCCTACAATCATCGAGATTTCTTGTACTCCTACTTATGCAGAACTAAAGGGGAATGTTAAACAAGTATCTACTTTAATCAAGTGTACTTCTAATAAACCTGATTTCGATAGTCGAATAAGGGAAGTTGGTAAAGTAACTACTTATGACGCAGGTGGTGCTGGTTATGAATTTGTAACTGCACAAGCTGGAGAGTATATATTCGAATCAGTGGCAGATACTTCTAAGAGAACTAAGTTCACCGTAGTAGATGCAGACCTTTTAAGTGTTAGTCCTCAAACATTAGAATGGGAACATGATGACCTCTCAGAGAAAACATTTACCATTACAACTTACAGTAATCAATCTTGGCAAATAGTAGAACAATGATAAATTCAACAATCGATAGAATAACAGAAACCACAACTCAGTCTTTATTCAAGACATTCACTGTGGGTATATTGGGGGAGTGTACACAAATCTTGTATAATTTGAGATGGATGATAATCCTTGCAATAATTCTAATCCTATCAGACTTATGGTTTGGGTTATCTGCAAGTAGGTTACAGAAAATCGAAATTCGAAAATCTAGAGCTGGAAGAAGAACTCTAAACAAGATAGTAGATTATATCTGCTATGTTCTACTTGGTGCTGTACTTGGTAAAGCTATTGGAGAACCCTATGGGATGAACCCAATAGTAGTATCAATAACGGTTATGGTAATTTGCTACTGTTTCGAAATAGATAGTATATATGGACACATATGTGAAATACATGGTATTAAGAAACGGTATAGTATATGGAGAATACTCTTTAAATTGTTAACCTTAAAGTTCAAGGATGTAGGTGAAGCATTTAAGGATATGTCAGAACAAAAGAATCAATTTAAAAATACTAAGGACAATGAAGACGTACTTTAAGTATGAAGGTATTATTAAATCAAAGGAAGCAGCAGAGGCAATTGCTGCTCCTTCTGGTTTAGGACCATTCTGTGGATTTGGCTCAGCTACCATAAATGGTAACAAGTTAGTGGTATCTCCTCAGGGAGTTGCTGGAAGTAAGTATGCCAATGTAATCAAGGATAGGATTATGGCAAGGTATATGGCAAAGGCTTCAGAAGATGGAGAATTGCCAGACGTGAACTTTGGATGTATTTCAAGAGATGGGTATGTATTTATATCCGATGAACAAACGATTACTATTGAGAATATCCAAGGTACCCAAGGTTCAACAGAAGAAGTATTACTCTTTGCAGTACATACTACTATCTCTGAACCAGTAGATAATCCAGTAAACTTTGTAGCTTATTGGAATGAATCCTCCGAAAGCTTCTACACCTTGTTTAAAAAGTCCCTGGATATTTATTATCCGATTGCAGAAGAGAATCGTACACCGGATATCATTAATAATGATGTATATTCTAATTACGGTATGACCTATAGCAATCTTCTAGAGATGGTAGAGAGTGCTTGCCCTTATTACTCTAATAATAAAACTTCCGTTGTTCTTATCGGAGTATATGGTAAGGGTACTGATGCAATGACTAAACGAAATGAGAACTTTGCTATCGTACCCTATCAGGGTAAGTTCCAAGAAATCCCTTATACTACTGCTGCCCAGAGTATGATGAAAGAATCAGTGAAAAGAGTAGAACATATAAATTCAGGCTTTCCAGTAGTAGATGAATCGGGTACTAAGTTAAATATCAAGCAATACATTGATAGTCAAATTGAGGCTATCAGAAAAGAATTCTCTGAATCTCTGAGTACTGCTAACTTACCAATCGGTTCTATTATTCTTTGGGAAACCGATGTAATACCCGATGGTTGGGCAGAATATACTAAGGCAGCTGGTAGAATAGTTATTGGTTACCAAGCTGGAGGTGTTCAAATTGGGGATGAAGTAATGTTACAGAATGTTGGAGATTACTATACACCAACTAAGGGTAATTTCTTAATCTCTATTAAAGGTGATGACCTTCCTAAGCATAGGCATGCTCTTGGTGTATCTAAAGGTAAACAAGATGATGCCAATAACTGGGAGAACGTTCGTCCTCAATCTTTCTTTAATAGGGAGACAGGGTTGAATGGCGATTTCGGTAGAGGAACCCCTACCAAGGGTATTCAAGATGGTGCTATCGTAGTAAGCTGGAACCTATTAGGGGAATCTTTCTTACAGGAAACTTCGGTAGAAACTTTGGATATCGAGAAATTGCCACCGACTATTACATTAAGATATATCCAAAAGATATCATCATAATCGTAAAAACTCATGTAACTAAATTGTATTGTTTTTGTAAATCACTTGCTTTACAAATCTTGTTTTGCATACTTGGGAAAGGGACGTTGAGAAACGCCCCTTTTCTTTTGTGTTTAATATTTAAGTTCTTCTTTAGCCCGGTCTTCCCAATATTGTATATCTTGCCTAAGTTCTGAGATATATCTCATGGAATCATTTGTCTTAGGCATTTCGAAAAATTCGATAAGCATTATATTAGTAATACGGGTACTATTCCCAAGTCTTTCCTTGATAAATGGTGGAGGAGTAATTAATACCTCAAATAAAAGATAGGCATCGGGAGAAAGCTTATCCTTCATATAGGTATACATCATATCAAGCATTTCTGATTTAGCTTTCTCTTCTTCACTATCATCCTCTAATTCCTTATCATTATCAAATAAGTCATCGAGTTTAAAGAGGCTTTGATTATACTCTGCTTGTTCTCCGTATGCAGAACGAAGCAATTTGTTTTTGAATGTACTAAGTGATGCAAGGATTCTTGCTTTAAGATGTTCTTCAGTACATTCACCATAGTATTTGTTGAAAACAAATAACATCTTATCCCAGAAATAAGATTGGATAATATCCGGTGTAAGATTAAACCGTTTATAATCAATCTGACGGGTAAGATTTCTGATTACTGGCTTACAGACTTTATAAAGTCTATTGAATGTAGCTTCATCATATTCCTGCATAGGTTTTAATCTATGAAGCTCTGAGCCATTATTTCCTTTACTTTTTCCCATGTTATTAAATATTCGTTGTGCAAATATAAGTATTTTTTCTTATATAAAATAATAATATTAAATAATCTGGAGCTTAAGGTAGTGGATTAGTAGTTTCTAGATAGATGTCAACATGCTCAGAACTATCTCGGTACTATCAAAATCTATTAGTTTATATAATATTGCAATATAGATATGAAGAAATTTAAAGACAACATCAAGTTCAGTTTTTCTCCTGAGTTTCAATTCGAAATACTCAGGTTTGTTTTAAAAGATAAGGAAGGGGGATTAGTACTCAAAAGGATTAAATCCAATTACCTGGTTCTCATAGAACACTCCCTTATCTTCGAAGGTATATCAAAATATTTTAAGAAGCAAGGCAGAATGCCCTCCGAGAATATCTTAAAGGAAGTATTAAAAGAGTTACTAGAATCCAAAACCTATGTGGATTTGGTAACTAAGGATGATATACCTAATATCAATAAACTAATAAGTAATCTCTATCATATACCACTATCGGATTCTGATTACATAAAAGAAAAGATATATCAGTTCTCTACCTATGTTGAGATGAAGAACTTAAATGATTCTTTCGATTTAGATAACTTCGAACAATACGAAGAATATTCAAGGAAGATTGAAAAGGTACTTCAGAAAAGTAAACCTAAGAAAGAGGATGAACCCTTATATATGATTCGGGATATTACTGAGAGACAGTTTAGAAGACAATCAGAACCTTCAGTTATACCTTGCCCATTTAGGCAATTAAATGAACTAACTAATGCAGGAGGTTATCCAGAGCATTCCGTTAATGTAATACTTGATAAACCCAAGGCAAAGAAAACCTTCTTTATGGTAAACCTTGCAAGAGGTTATCTCAGAATGAAGAAGTCAGTATTATATATTGATACAGAAAATGGCCAAGAACAAATTATGGACCGTTTCATTCAATCCAGTATCAATAAAACTAAGAAGGAATTATATTCGGGTGAATATGATAAACTTGAGGCAAAGCACTTAAGGAAACTTGCAAGATTTGGGGTTGAATTAATAGTTGAGCGTGTACCAGCAATGATTACTAATACCACTTATATAAGAGAAAAGATAATTCAATTCCGTAATCAAGGAATTGATATTAAAGTTCTTATGGTTGACTACGCTGGTAAACTTGCATCAATAGCGGGGGATAGGGAAGATTTCGAAAGAATATCTAATGTATATGTAGACCTTCAGAACTTAGCCGAGGAATTACATTTAGATATTATATGGACTGCCCATCACATTACTCGTGAAGGTAAAAAGCATAGGCTTACTAGATACGATGAGAATGATATCTCTGGTTCAATTGCCATTGTTCGTAATGCCCAGGTTATCATGGGTCTTAACTCTACTGAGCAAGAAGAAAAAGATAATATTCTTCGAGCTGAGATAGTAGTACAAAGGGATGGTCTTCCTTCCGGTAGAGCATTATTCAAATGCGATGTCGAAAGGCAAAGATGTACGGAATTTACAAGGGAACAACGTAAACAATATGATGGAGTGTATGGTAGTAAGTTGGATGAACAATTTAAAAAGAATACTAACTCTGATGAGGATTCTAAGAAAAGGGAAAGAACTACTGGAGACATTTAGATGTAAGTTGGGTTATCATGAATGGATAGCAGTTCATTGGACTGAGTTTAAACAGAGACCTTGTAGGGCAATTTTTTCTAAGAAAGGCGGGAGAAGGAAAGCCCAGTATTATGAGAAACGTCATGTAGAGTATTACTGTAATATATGCGGGAAGAAAAGATATGAAAATAACAAACCAGTTTAAATCTAGACTAAGGACATACTTTATTAAACGATTGGGAGCATTCGATTATAAGCACGGATGGTTACGCATTCCCACTTGCCCATATTGCGGGAGAGAACAGAAGTTGGGAGTTAACCTTTCTATGTATAGAACCAATTGTTTTAGATGTAATGCCCATCCTTCTCCTGCTCAACTAATAATGGACATAGAAGGATTTACTGAGTACCATGAACTAATTAATTTTTTGAACAATGGACAATTTGATGAACTACAGTTTAAGGAAGAGAAAATCGAACTTGCCGAAAGTAAGCCCGTATATCTCCCAGATGGATTTAGAAATATTTCGCTCGGAGACAGCCAACTTGCAAAAAGCATTCGTGGATATATCAAGAAACGCGGCTTTAACCTCGAGAAGTTTTCAAGATGTGGTATCGGATATGGAACAATGGGTACGACATATGGGTACCTTATCATACCCTTTTATTACAAAGGCCAACTTAGGTATTACAATGCTCGAAATGTTATCGGCAAAGGGCCCAGATATAATAACCCAGACAAAGATATTACCGGTTTGGGAAAACAATTTATCATCTTTAATCATGATGCGTTGGAGATGTATCGGTCGGTATTCATTTGCGAAGGAGCACTTAATGCTCTCACAATTGGGGATAGAGCAATTGCCACAATGGGCAAAGCTATTAGTCAGTACCAAGTCAATGAACTACTTAAATCCCAATGCCAAAGATATATTATCCTTTTAGACCCCGATGCCAGGTCTTATGCTGTTAATCTCGCACTTAAATTAGTAGCTTATAAAAAAGTCAAGGTAGTATTTCTTCCAGAGGGTTTTGATGTAAATGATTTGGGGAAGAAACAAACACTTAAGCTAGTATATCAAACAAGGTATCAAAGTTATCAAGAACTGATTCAAATCAGAAACTCTTTGGAGTAAGGATTTCCTATTATATTATAAAATAATATATTTATGCGTGAACCATCTATCCATATAACTAAGTCTCAGTTTGAGGAAATATTAAATACCTTAGAGGTAGATAACTTCCCAGTTGAGGCATTTTTTGTTATTGCCCGGAAAATGGCAATAAATCATAGAGCAGTCTTAGTTTCTAATAATAAGAATACTAAGCGAGTTAATAACATTTTACTAGCATCTAAGGGGGATGCTGCCCTTGTTGCTGATATTTTATATGCAACTCGTATAAAGTTAAAGCATAGGGGAGTTCGTAAAATAAATGAAAGTAATTCTCGAGAATGGGCAAATTGTAAAAAGCTTGCAGAGATATGTAATACCTTTTGTGAGGATTTTAAACTTGATACCAGGGAAGGTTTTATCAAGTATATAGAGACTGGACTAAAAAGGATGACTGATTATAGGAATGTTATGCAAAGGTTAATATCTATGCGGGATAACATTACTAATCAAGTAGATGCCGAGATAGAATTGCAATATTCAGATTCAAAGCTTACTAAAGAGATACATGATTATTTCATAGGTAAGATTGCTAAGGAAACTGGTATTTATGAATCTTATGAAAACCAACCTGAGAAGTATGTACACTTTGCAAAGGTAGGAGAATTCCTAAAAGAAGAAGGTTGGGATTATAAGACATTCATTGATGCTCAGTTTGAATCTCTTGCATGGTGTAATGGATTACCGGATATTGCACAGATGTATACGGATAAAGCAATTGAAAGATACAATAAGTATTTATATAAGTATAAGAACAAAAAATCCCTGGAAGAGGAACCCGAAGTTGAAGGTTCTCTCTGGGAAAAAATTAATAATTAAAAAAGTAATATGAAAGGTTTACAATTTTTCGGAAACAGAGTGGAGGATGCAGCTAATGCTTTTATTGATGTCCTCAAGTATTCAGACCAATCGGTAACTTATCCAGATTTTAAGGATATCGACCCTTGGCCTGATGAGGTAATTAATATGTTCTATGTGATTTGGAAGAATGCCAAGTTCTCAGAACTAAGTGCAATTATTATGTATACCCAACAGTCTTCTAGATTCGAGGAGGTATCAGAATTGATGTTGGGTATTGGTTTGGTAGAGATGAGGCATCTTGACAAGATATCTGATTTCTTACAAAGGGCAGACCCATACGAGGATTACTCTACCATGAATATTAATCCTACAATTGAGATTGGTTCTACTTGGGAACAAGCTTTAAAGATTGCTTTGAATTCTGAGATAGAAACTATTGGTCACTACAAGAAAATCCAAAGAGCAATTGCTCAATACGAGGAACGTTCTGATTATAATGACGTGAATTATTTCCTTGAGAAATTGATTGCGGATGAGGAGCATCATATGAAACTTCTCAAGGAAGCAATGGGCATGGATAAAGCTACTAAGGGTGTAACTGTAATTATCAAATGAGTAAGCTAATTATTCAGAATGGAAATATGTGCGAACTTGACTTACCTCTTAAGTTCGCACAGAAACTTTATAATGAGTTTGCCATTCGACATCCAAATGCTTTCTACTTACGTACAAGGCAAAGAGGTATGCAGAATTGGGATGGTAAAATTCACTACATTACCAAGACTGGGCAATTTAAAATAGGTTTACTTCCTAAGGTATACGATATGTGTATTGAAATGGGGATTAAACCTAAAGTTGTAGATATGAGACAACCCTTACCTAAAGTCAGTAAAGTAGTTACGAATATAGGTAAATATAAATTAAGACCCGAGCAAGAGAAAGCAGTTAAGTCTGTGATTAATAATCGAGTAGGTGATACACCTTTCCATATTGGTGTATTAGATTACACGGTTAATGCCGGTAAAACTCTTATCATGTCGTCTTTATATTTAACCTATAAGAAGCAGTTAAAGACTTTGCTAATAACTAATGACTCAGATTGGTTAAATCAAGCTAGAGAAGAATTTAAGCAATATCTTCCGGGAGAAGATATCACTTTTGTTCAAGGCAAGGTTTTAAACTGGAGTAATTTTACTATAGGTATGGTTCAGTCTATTTCGAGGAACATGAGATTCTATCAAAAAGAACTATCTCAGATAGACATGGTACTTGTGGATGAGGCTGACCAGGGAGGTAGTAAACAATATCAGAATGTAATCACCCGACTGTTTAATACCCGAATTCGTATAGGATTATCCGGTACCATTTATATGAGTAAGCTTGCTAAGGATAAGGTTAAGAATATGAACCTAGAATGTTTCTTTGGTAAAGTGATTGCTGAGTTTAAACTTAAGGATTCCATCAAGAAGGGTTACTCAACTAAAACTATCGTAAAGATGGTACCCGGTAAACCTTGGTATGGTAATTGGGAATCTGATTGTATATCCTATAAGGAGATATATGATGATTCTATTACCGAAAATAATACCGCGTGGACCATGGCTTATAATCGATTACGATGGAATATTAATCAAGGTAGATATCCTGCTCTTGTAGTATGCAAGCATATTGCACATTGTGAAAATCTATATAAGTTCTTTAAAAAGAAACTGGGCGATGCCTATAATATTGCCTATGTGCATGTTAATACTCCCTCTAAGTTAAGACAACAAATAATGATGGATTTTAGGGAAGGCAAAATAGATATCTTGGTATCAACTACAATCATTGCTCGAGGTAAAAACTTTCCTAAGCTTAGGTATTTACTTAATGCAGCAAGCATGGATAGTCAGGAAAAATCTATTCAGTTTCTTGGTCGTTTGGTAAGAACCGATAAATCGAAAAAGAAAGTATACCTGGATGACCTTCATTATCCTGGCCCTTATTTAGATAGGCATGGTAAGCATAGGAAGCAATATTATCAGAGACAAGAATTGAAAGTAATATTGTTAGATAAGCTATGGAAGAAACATCCTAACCATAGCCTTATTAAGAGTTAACTAGAAGTACTATGAGTATTTACTTTTTCTCCGTAGGAGGAAAAGAAGATTACAATTAATAAGCATATAGGCATTATGAATAATGATAAACTAATATGTATCAGAGATGAAGATGATACTAAACTAACTACTCTATTATCAGATGGTTGGAAGATAATCCAAATCTCTGCATCCGGTATTTATTGCTGGGTACTCTTAAGGAAACCCAATAATACTAAAAAGAAAATCAAAGGCTTTCAGTGATGGAGAAATATATTTTAATTACAGCGGTTGTTATTATGATAATAATACTCGCTTTAGACTTCATACTTTCTAAGGATGGCTATCAATGCCATTCATGTAAGAAACGTTTTCATAAAAAGGATTTGGAAATTAAGGGATGGCATTTCAAAGAATGGGTCTGTCCCAATTGTAAACACATTAATTACACTTATGATGAAGAAGATTAGGGAATGGTTTAAATCTCTTGTTGTTGGGGAGGTACATAATCCTAAACACGTATTCAACTGTAGAGATTTGATATGGATATCAAATTTGGAAACTTCTCAAAATACCCCCGAATGTTTTACTCATTTCTTTTGTTTGTACTGGAGTAATGGTATGGTAGTCAAAGTATGTCAAGAGAGCCATGATAGAAATTCATACCAAGAATTATATAAACTCAGGGAACTATTTATTAATAACATCGGTTATTCCTATGTTCCCATAGAAGATAACAGTGAGATATACATTTATTTTATAAACATAAAAAAGACATATAATGGCTAAGAAAAAGAAACAACTTCCTGACTTATCGAAGCAAGATATCCTTACTCCCATAGATGTTAGTACTCTGGGAACTAATGGAGACCCTTGCTTCGGTATTGGGTATGACCTATCAACTAAAGAGTGTAAGCTATGCGGAGACTCAGAGCTATGTGCATTCAAGATGTCTCAGAACTTGAATATCACAAGGAAAGAGCTAGAACAGAAGAATCAATACAAGGATTTGGATGTATTAGAAGATACGGTTGGTATCAAGAAATACATCCGAGGCTTGATTCGGAAAGGGAAAGACAGAAAAGAGGTTATTACCAAAACCGTTGAGAAATTTGAAGTACCTAGAAAACGTATTAGAGAACTTTATAAAGAGTGTATTAAATAATGAAACCAATAGAGATGATATGGGCTATGTTCAAGGTATACCTTAACAACCCAAACTATTTTGTAAAGCAAAGTGATGTACTTGCTAATTTGTGTATGGAAGGTTCTACCGATGTAATTAGAATGTGTAATTCATTGGGAGTACATGTTTCTAGACCCGAGAAATTAACCCTTGGACAACTTTTACGTAAATGTAATATATTATGAACAGATTTAGATTTATCAAAGTAAGGGAGGTAGTATCTCCCAACAGAGCAAACCCAAATGATGCTGGGTTAGATTTTTATGTACCAACCAACCTAACTTCGGAGGATATTCATCCTAAGAATGAAGCAGATAGCGAAGGATATGATTTAGATATCCCATTCGGTGAAGTTTTTGTAAGGCATATAGCTTTAAAACCAGGCCATCGTATACTTATCCCATCAGGTATCAGGGGATTGCTTGAACCTCCTGCATCTATGCTAATGGCAGCAAACAAATCTGGTATAGCTACTAAGAAAGGGTTAATCTTTACTGCCGAGATAGTGGATTCCCCTTATGTTGGAGAGATACATATTGGGATATATAACACTTCTCAAGAAATTCAGGTTATCGAGGCTGGTCAAAAGCTGGTACAATTTATTCATGTACCCATTTATATTACCGAGCCAGAGGAGATTCAGCAAGAGGAGTTTTATACTGAATCACAAATGTGGGGAAGCAGAGGAGATAAAGGATTTGGTTCATCTCAAAACATAAAATAGTGGACATAAGGAATATAAATGAACAAGTGCCTCAGGTAGAAGAAACTGAGGCACGGATACTACAAGAAATGTATGATCTTGGGATAGAACAATTCTTTGGGTATAAAGAGATAGAAAGGTTACCTGATTATCCTTTAGATATAAATAACCCAAAGAACCAAGTTATCCTAAAGGATTTTATTGGTAGGGTTATTGAGGAATTAACCGAAGGATTCGAATCTACCGATGAAGTAGTATCTATATATCGTGATTATGGATGGAATAATGATTGCTTAACCTCAGAAGAATACACTCAGGTATTAAATCATCTAGCAAATGCAAATGAGGAACAAGCAGATGCCTTGGGATTCTTCTTTACTTTGCTTTTGTATTCTAATATATTGCCAGAAGATATATTAAAATATCAAGATGCCAAGAGTTTATTTGAGGTAATGGCAATTGGAGTCAAAGACTTACTCATCAAGTACCCAGATCATCGAAGTGTAAGGAAATACCCTATACTAAGTCCAACTGATTGGGCAAGAGAAGATAGAGAAGAATATGATAAGATAGTTTCTTATACCCCAGGTTTTCATGAAATGAGCGAGATATCTCATGAAAACGAGAAGCTATATTTATGGGAAGTAATATATGAACTTAATAAAGCAAGGAACTTCCTTAAATGTAGACCCTGGAAACAAACTCAAGTGATGACTAAAGAAATAGATTTTCAGGAATCTTTGGTAAAGTCATTCTATCTCTATATGGGATTTTTAGCTATGAATGGGTTTACTCCTTGCGGACTATTTAGTTTATTCTTTAAAAAACAACGTCTCAATTTATGGAGGCAAACTACAAATTATTAGTAACTAATTAAAAATCAGCCAGTTATATGTCGGGTTGGAATAAGAAATTAGAGGGACTTCAGCTTAATACGGAGGAGTCCCTCCATTCGTTAGAATTTGCTACTTCACAGGAAGCATGGGAAAAACTTAATGAGGGTTTTTTAAGATTAGACCCAATCCTATTTGGGAAAGGTGCTATGGCTAATAGTGGGGTAGCAGTAGTGTATAACGTATTTATAAAAATACGAAAAGCCTGGGTAGACCCAGAATTTGATTATGGTAGATGTTTCAATTATAAAGAAACTAAGTGGACTAGCTTATTGAATAACTACATAGATTTTAATAAGCTTGACTTGTTGCGTAGTAAACTTAGAGTACTGAGAAATAAGTACAATCAGAATTACAATATAACCTATATGTTTAACAATCATCATGATAATGGTAAACAATGTTTAATAGCTGCGACTTTTTCAAAACGATTCGGGGAGGACATCCCAGTTATTACAATGGTAGTTCGGGCTTCGGAGATTACCAAGAGGTTAATATTCGATTTCCTATTAATTCAACGAATGTCAGAGTACGTATATGGTCCGGATCAGTCAGTACAAATCAACCTATTCGCGACTCAAATGTACGGAAATGTGGAGACACTTCTAATGTATCATACCCATAAGCCATTGAAGAAGGTACTTAAGGGGGCAGAAGAGAATGCTTGGAATAAGAGAATAAAAGAAATATGGAAGAAATTCCAAAAGGGTACAGAGAAGGAATTCTCTTCATTCAAGGTATTCTTTAGAAGTTTTAAAGTGCTCAGACCAGATTTATATGAAGAAACATATAAATCAATGAAAGCAAAAGAATTACTTCTTGAATACGAAGATATTGAATATCCCGAGAATGTAATTTCTTACTCTCAACGTAAAGCCTATAAGAAGAAACTTTTAAAACAAAAGAACAACAATGGAAGCTAGGGAATTTTTAAATCAGAAGCGGATAGGATTAGTAAACAAATTTTATTACCAAGTTTTAGAGATTAAAAAGAACGGTGCAGAATCAGATATACCCTTGTTAATGAAAGAGGTAGAGGATTTTGATAATTTTGTATTTCGCTACTGGCATATGACCTGGGTTAATTCTACAATGTCATACAGTTAAATATTTATATAATATGAGGATATATTCTAACAGTTTTGAGTTAATGTCCGAAATGGGTAGAGAACTCAACAGTTATGGTCAACTTGTAAAACCAAAGACCTATCAAAATAAAGTCATTGAAGGTAATGAGAATTTTATTACTAAAGAACTCATTTGCCAACAATATTGCTTAACTTCATTGGGAGACCCGGTATGGTTATTCGTATTCTCTCATTCAAGAGAATGGGCAGATGCAGAGTTCCAAGAAAGGATATCCCCTAATGATATAAATCCAGGAGAAGCTTGGAAATTAAGAAAAGATTTATGGGAACAATTCCTTGATGAAAAGGGTAGGTTCGATTACACATACAATGAGAGAATGGGTGAAGTATTAATAAAAGATTTAGTTCGTCTTTTAAAGAGAGACCCAGATACAAGAAAAGCAATTATACCAATATTTGAGCATGATGATACCTTATACTATGGTGGTAGACAACGTATTCCATGTTCTATGTATTATGATTTCCTTATCCGTCAGAATGGTAAAGGAGAGAAGGTATTACATATTTGCTATCACCAAAGAAGTTCGGATTTTGTTACTCACTTTGGTAATGATGTATACCTTGCATGGAGACTTCTGAAATACGTAGCTAACGAGGTTGGAGTTAAACCCGGTTATCTGTATCATACTATTGATTCCCTCCATGCTTATAAGAAAGATTGGTTAGCATTAGCATCTAATCTGGAAGACTTACAAGAGAAATACTAATAATGAGGGATGTATCTACTATAGGTGGGTATGTCCCTTTTTCTATTTTAAAATATGGAAACACGGTATCATATTATAAAGAACAAGAAAGAGCTTAAGAAACTTATTGCTTGTTGTAAAGCTACGGGTTATGCTTGCTGTGACTATGAAACGAATGCAGAACCTATTTATAATAAGAGTTTTAAGCCAACTATACTCTCTGTATCTTGGATGCCTGGGTTTGGTGCTTCCATCCCTTTAGACCATTTCGAAACAAAAGCTTATACTTCACCAGGTTGGAATTGGAAAAAGATGTTAAGGAAATTTGGGGAAGAAGTAATTGAGAATTATGAGATAGCTAAGGTTGCATGGAACTGGAAATTTGACGACCAGGTAAACCAGAAGTATCATATATTCTACAGAGGTACATGTTTAGATGGGATGCTTGCTAAATATGTTCTCAACGAGGAAAAACCTCATGACTTAAAGTCAATGGTAAGAAGGTATTTACCAGAGTATGGTAATTATGAAAAGCAAGATGCCTTTGATAAGATACCATGGGATAAAAAGGCATTAGACCCACTTTGCCATTATGGGTGTCAAGATACAGATTATACTCTTAGGTTAATGTTATTCTTTGAAAAGAAGTTGATTGATTTGGGTATGTATTCGGTATTCCGTAATTTATTTATGTGTAATTCACGAGTACTCACCTCAGTAGAGAAAGAGGGATTATATCTAGATACTGAGTTCAATAAAAAGCTTCTGGAAGAATATAAACCAAAAATAGATGCTGCTAGACAAGCAATATATGACTTGCCAAGAGTAAAAAAATTCGAAAAGAAGTACAACCAAGAAAAGATTGATAAGTATATTCAATCTATCGAAGCTGAACTTGAGGAGTTAGATTATAATGACCCAAAAGACAAACGAAAGATTGCATTAAGGGAACAGAAAATATCGAATATCAAGGCAGGTATATTTACAACTAAAAAGGAACAGGAATTAATAAGACCCATTAACCTTGGTAGCCCAGTTGATTTGCCTAAGCTAATGTATTCAGAGGATGGATTCCATTTCGATGTAATTAAAGATAATGATTCTGGTAAACCAAGTACAGATGAAGAAACCCTAACTAACTTAAGGTTAACAGTTAAAAAACCCGATTCACCAAAGGCAATATTCTTGGATAAACTTCTCGAACTAAGAGGGTTAGAGAAAATGTATAAGACTTATATTTATGGGTGGTGGGAAAAGGTACAAGATGATTCTCGATTACATGGTAGATATAACATACATGGTACTGACTCTAATAGGTTTAGTTCTGCAGACCCAAATATGCAGCAGATCCCAAAGACAACAGTAGACCCAAATATTAAGAAACAATTGGTAGCTCCTCCAGGTTATCTATATATGGCATTCGACTACTCACAGGCAGAGTTAAGGATGATGGCTCATCTATCTGGTGATGAAACCTATCTTGATGCTTTTGCAAAAGGAGCTGATCCTCACTTGGGCATAGCAGCAGCAAAATATGGTGTATCAATTGAAGAAGCATCTAAAATATACGAAGACGAAAGTCACCCTGACCATAAGTTATGGAAGACTAGAAGAAAACAAGCTAAGCAAATTGCATTCGGTTTGATTTATGGTATTGGAGAAGCTTTACTTGCAGTAAAATTATCTGACCCAAAAGCTGGTATTATAGTTACTAAAGAAGAAGCCCATAAAGAAATGGCCGAGTTCTTTGAGAAACATCCAAAGATACTTAAATTCAAAGAGAAGCAAGAGAAATTCCTGCGTAAGCATGGGTATTATACCCAGTTATTTGGTACTAAGAGAAGATTACCCCAGATATACTCAAATGACAAACAAGAAGTTGCTTATGCTATTCGTTTGGGACTTAATTTCCCATGTCAAGGTGCTGCAGCAAATATGACCAACTTCGGAGCTATTCTTGTTTATTGGTTAATGCGACAAGGTAAATTACCAATGATGAAAGAAGCTTGTACGGTACATGATGCAGTATATATGTATTCTAAACCCGAAGATATAAATACCTGGACTGTATATACCATTTGGAATATCCTACGTAATCCAAGTACTAAGAAGTATTTCGGTTTTCAAGTAGATGACGTAACTCTATCAATGGATTTTACAATAGGCCGGTCTATGGCAGAAGAATTACCATTTATGCCCGGATATGATTATACTAGAATGTTAAAACCAGACTTTTCGGTAGAAGAGTACATGGAGGAATACCATAAGTTTAAGACTCGTAAAATTGGTAATTTTAGTGCAGCTTCACCAGAAGTATTTATGGAACTATATAAAAAGGAAATCCATAAATATCAACGAGAATATGAAAAATCGAGAAAAGGGTAATATACCCGGGTTTAGTAATTATTACATATCCCGTACTGGAAAATTATACTCGAAATTTACTGGTAGTTGGAAATTAGTAAAACCTGCTATGAAAGATAATGGTTATTTATCTAACTCTTTAGTAGGAGATGGTGGTAAACGGAAGAACTTTTATAGACACAGGTTAGTTGCTTCTATTTACATCCCTAACCCAAACAATTATCCTCAAGTATGTCATAAAAATAACAATCCAGAGGATAATCGGGTAGGTAATTTATATTGGGGTACAGCTAAGATGAATATGGGTCAGTGTATAGAAGATAAAAGATTCTATTTTGTTGGTAAAGAACGAGAACGTAAGGTAAATGTAGAATTATTAATTTCTAGGTATATAGATGGTATACCAAGAAAAGATATACTAGAAGAATTCGGTATATCAACTGGAGTATTATATAAAATATTACGGTATAATAACATAAAACTAAGGAAATGAAGAAGATTTTAAACGGGCCCACGGTATGGAGGGCTAAATGCCCAGTATGTGATTGCGAATTTGAATATGATACCAGTGAAACTTTTGGGGTTTATAATAAATCTGGGGATTATTTTAGGATAGTACAATGCCCCAATTGTAAAACTAATATAAAGCATTCAGATTCAGTATCTACCATTACAGGAGTGAAAAGAGAAGATACTATGTATATATAAATAATATAAATTTATGGAATTATGGCAACACAGAAAGAGATTGATAATGCAAGTAAGTTAACTGCCCTTACTTATATGGTTGCAGGTTGCTTAGGTTATTCTATCGAAAATTTATTTAAGTATTTAGATGTGGTTAATCTAAGGTTGAGTGGACAAGAAAAAATGTTACTTAACCGATTAAAGACTCAGTTATCTCAAGTACAAACTAATCTTACTACTTTAGAGGGATTGGCTTTTAAAGTAATGGCTACGGATGAGGATGGTAAACTTGCTTATGAAGATGCCACCCATATTTATTGGGCTGCATTTTTAGCATTACTCGATAGAGGTGGTACTGATAACTTATGCGACTTAAGATTAATGGCTTTGGTAGATAAGATAAGCATCTATAAATCTCTTCTTAATTTGCCAGGTATGAAACTCTCTTATCAAATGGCTTTTGCTCAAGTAACTAAAGCAATAAGTAAGGGGGAATTTAGTAAAGAAGACTTTAAAAACCTACTAGAAGTTTATGAAGACGGAACTGAAAAAACTAAAGGTTAAATTTGAAGGTAAACTTATTGAGATTGATATTCAAAAAGAATTATCTATCAATGAGAATATCATTAACTCTCAGCTACGAGAATCTCCTTCTAGTTATTATGTACTTGCTTCTTTGAGAGATAAGTATATAAAAGAACGAGATGCTCTAGCAAGGGAAAAAGAAGAAGCTTATTCGAATGCTTGGTTATATTATAAGGATGCTAATGAAAGATGGAATAATGAATACGTATCTCATAAGGCAAACCTTAACAAGAAATACTCTTCTATCAATGAGAGGTATTTGAAAGCTGTAGAAAAAGCAAATAAGTTCATAACTATATGTAAGTGCTATGAGTCACGCGAAAATATATTAAGAACTATTAATGCGAACCTAAGAAAAGGTTAACCCATTGAACTATAAACAATTACTAACTTTTAAAAACAGTATTAGAATATGAATTATTCAATGACATTTATCTCACCTCTTGTAGCTGAGAAATTTAATCAAGAATTACCCGGATGTCCAACAGAAAACCGGGTACTTATTTTATCTCCCAAGGAGGTAAACCAAACTAAATCTGGTTTGATTATCCCTGAACAAGTAAAAGAGGGAGTTCCTCGTAAAGGGGTTGTAGTAAAGAGTGGAGAAATTACTGAAGAATACAAAACCTACCGAGAATTGGTTGCTGTGGGTAGAATAGTTACCTATGGTTTGTATGCAGGTAAAGAACTTGAATTCGAAACGGACAAACTATCTCCTGCTCTCAAACAACTTTTAGAGAAAAACGTTCTTACCGTATTGAGTATGAACGAAGTAGTTTACTCAGAACCGAATAATTAAAACTAATCTCATTATGATAAAAGACAAGAAGAAAAAGAAAGTTTCATCAGAAGGACTTTCTACAAAAGAAAAGATGCTAGCTAGAAAGAAACAGCTAGAATCCAAGGGAAATGGTAGTGGGTTAGTATATCCAAAAGAAGGAACACTGAGAATGAGAATTAAATCTCCCGGTGATGACCAAGAATTGGGTATCGAAATTATTCAATTCTACCTGGGTGGCAATTTGGGAGGAGTTATATCTCCGGCTACTTTTGATGAACCTTGCCCATTCATGGAGAAATATCAAGAATTGAAAAACTCTAAGGATGAAGATGACAAGGAACTTGCCAAGAATTTGGTGCCAAGAAGAAGATATGTCATCGGTGGTATCATTTACTCAGATGAAAAGGGTAGTAAGGTAGATTACGAAGGCAAAGATAAGGGAGTTTTAGTTCCTCGCTCAGTATACCAGGATATCATTGACCTTTACCTTGATGAAGATGAGGCAGGTGATATGACAGATCCAAAAACTGGATATGATATCAAGGTAATTCGTTCAGGGTCTGGTAAACTAGACACCACTTATTCTGCTCGTGCTTGCAAACCAACTAAGTTGGACAAGAAATATCAAGGTACAATTGACCTTGAGGGAATAGTTCGTTCTCAAATCAAATCCTATGATGAGTTGGAAGATTTGCTTTCACAGTATCTAAATGAAGACCATGGGGATGACGATGAGGATGATAAACCCAAGAAGAAAAAGAAAAAGGGAGTTCACAAAGACCATTACATGGAAGATGATGAACCTAAGAAAAAGAAAAGAAAATACAAATCGGATATTTAAGGGTTAGTAATATGGTTTCATTCGAAGGTGGTAATTGGATTCGTTCTGTTATCACCTTCTTTAGTTTAAAGACATTACATTATGGCAAAGAAATCTAAGGTTGGTTTAAAAGTACCAACAGCAAATGAGATGGCAAAGAAATATGGGAGTATGATTAAATTAGCTTCAGAAGTAACTGATACCGATTTATATATACCATCTACTTTCTTTGCTTTGAACTACTTATTCGGTAAGGGTATTCCTTATGGTAAAATTGTAGAGATTGCTGGAGAAGAATCATCTGGTAAATCCTTGGTAGCTTATAACTTTGCTTATGCTACTCAACAACTTGGAGGTCATGTGATATGGGTAGATGCTGAACAATCCTGGATGAATTCATGGGCTGAAATCAATGGAGTAGACCCTGCAAGAGTAACTATTGTTAATGATACCCGTATTGAATATATTGCAGACGTAGTAGCAGACTTAGCAATTTATTTACGTTCTCAATTAACTCACAATGAACCGATACTCTTAGTAATCGATTCCATTGCAGCTACTGACTGTACTGATAATATAGATGCTAAGATGGTTGATGGTAAGGCAGAGATGGGAGGTAGAGCAAAGGCTCTTTATAAATACTTCCGTATCAGAAGTGAATTATTCTACAAACTGGGAGTATCTCAGATATATATTAACCAATTAAGAACTGCTTTGAATGTCGGATTTGGAAAAGATAATACAACAACTACAGGAGGTGCAGCACTTAAGTTCTACGCTTCAATCAGAGCTGCTTTCTATTCAGGAAGGTCTGTTACCATTAAACAAAATGGGAAAGAAAGGAAAGCTGGGAAACTTGTCACTATCAGACTTATTAAAAATAAAGTTGCGCCTCCTCGACCTACAATCAGCAAATGCCCTGTATATTTCAATCCTAAATTCCACGAAGTCGGGTTTGACAGATGCTATGCTTTGGAAGATGTATTGGTAGATACCGATGTAATCGAAAAAACTACTGGTGGGTATAAATTGAAAGGTAAAACTCTTGCAAGAGGGGAAGAGAAATTCCAAAAGCTTTTGGAAGAAGACGATGAACTTCGTAGAAAACTTTTACGGAAAGCTGGAGTAAATACCATAGGTACTACTAAAAAACAACTGGAGAAAATAGAAACAAATCTATTCCCAGTCGATGGTGTAGAATATGAAAACTATTCAGATTCAGAAGAGGAGGAGGAGGAAGACGATGAGTAAGAAAACCATATTACTGATTGATGGGGAGAATATCCTCCATCAATCTTTTCACAAGTTCGAAAAACTTAAATCTACTGATGGTAAACCAAGTGGGGCAATATTCGGATTTTTCAAATCTCTACATATGTATCTTACAAGGTTCGAACCAGATGAGGTTTATGTTTCATTTGATAATGGTCATTCACCAGTAAGGATGGAGTTATTACCAAATTATAAGGGCCATAGGAAAAACATCTCCGTAGATTATGAATCATTGCAAAAGCAAAAGGCAATTATAATGAAAATGCTGGGTATGCTAAGAATTAATTATATCTTTGATAAAAAGAAATCCACAGTATATGAGGGGGATGACTTCTTAGCATACCTTGCAATTAAAAAATTCCAATCCGAGAAAATGATACTTATATCATCAGATAAGGACTTTAATCAGTTGCTTACAAATAATCTACGGATATACAATCCAAGAAAAGACGAGATGATAAGGATGGATAACTGCAAAGAGTTATTCGGTTATCATTCTCATGAAACTGTAGAGTATCTTGCCATGGTTGGAGATACCTCTGATGATATTCCAGGGTTCCCAGGTATAGGACCAGTAAAGGCAAGAAAAATCCTTGATGAGGGTAGAATTGAGAAATTTATTGCCCAGAGTAAGAATAAAGAATATCTTCAAATATGGAAAAGAAATGAGCAGTTAATAGACCTTTTCTGGTTTGTAAGACACAACCCATTAGAGAAATTACCCATTAAGTCAAAGAAGAAGTTTAAGTATGAGAAATTCAAAGAACTTTGTATCGAATACTCTTTAGCATCTTTCTTGACAAATGAATTTATAAAACCCTTTAAAGAATTATCCGAATGAAAATAATGTTTGCAGGTGCAAGTGGAGTTGGGAAAACCACTTTAGCAAAGGAAGTTCCCGGGATGATTAAGTTTGATGTAGCAGAATATCCTCCAGTATTGGATTTTATATCTGGTAGTGTATCAGATTTAATACCTAAAACAAAAGATATGTCTCACAAAGAGATGTTAGAAAGGGATTCAAAAGATTTGTTACTTGAAGATTTTCAGGTAATGAATTTAAGAAATAAAATGTTCAGGGATAGGGATATGTTTGTTACAGATAGAAGCTATCTTGATTTAGCTGCCTATTTCTATTACAAGCAAGCCAAGAATGTTCCTAAATGTGAAATGGAACACTTTTTCGAAACTTGCAAGATGTTACTTAATCAGCAATGTACTCATCTTATCCTATTAGACTTTACTACTGCCATGGTAAAGGAATGGGTTATGGAAGATAATGGTAAACGAATAGATAACAATTACTTCCAGTTCTTAATATCTTCTATAATGGATAACGTATTGAACTTGTGGGGATTCTTACCTACTAAGGAAATATCTTCTATTTATAAGAACATTTTTAAGAATCAACTCTTGGAATACGGTGCAACAGAGGGAGTAATCAAATCAATATATGGTGAAACTAAAGTTCTCTGTATAAGAGAAGCTAATTTGGATATTCGTAAGAAACTTATTATTGATTTTCTTCATGAGTAAAGAAGTAGTATTTATAGCATTCTCAGATTTGCACATAAATCTATGGGCAAAATTCAATGAGAACAACAATAGGACCTTGAATAGTATCAAGGTCCTTGACGTTATTGCAGGTCAATGTGAAAAGTACAAATGTCCTGCTTTGTTCTGTGGAGATTTATTTCATAAGCCAGAATCAATTGACCAAGATTTAGCAATATTCATTGCTGAACAGTTTGATAGGTTAGAGAGTAACTATCCAAAATTCAAAATGATTTATATAGACGGGAATCACGATTTGAAATCTGTAAATCGTATTGATAGGATAACTAAGGGATGGCCTTTTGTATTTCATAAGAATTTTATGAGCTGTGTTAATCTAACTAGAATCAAATGGTGTTCTTATGGAGATTACCACATTTATGGAGTTCCATACATTGATAATAATGTGGGTCTAAGTGAATATCTTAAGAAACTCAAATTAGATAAGAATGTAAAGAACATACTTCTTCTTCATACTGACTATCCTGGAGCAAAGGATACCGACGGTAGGGAAGTTGATTCTGTAGAAAATCTCAATGTAAATATCTTGAATCGATTTGACTTGGTATTATGTGGTCATATACATAAACCTCAAAGACTATCAAAGAAGGTTTATATGATAGGAGCACCTAATCATCAAAGGAGAACAGATAGAGATTGTAAATTGGGTTATTGGAAGATTTATTCAGACTTATCAATGCAATTTGTACACCTTAAGCAATTTCCTAAATTCGTAGATGTAGAATCTGAGGAGGATATTAAGGATGATGGCAATTATTATACCGTTTTACCTAAGAAAACTAGTAACTTAGTAAATACTAACCATAAAATTACTAAGCAACTTTCTAAGAAAGCTCTAGCAAGGAAGTATCTTAAGGAAAAAGGTATAACTGAACAAGATAAGAAAGAACTACTGATTGACATACTTAAAAAAGCTGAATCATGTTAACATTTACAACAATGAACGTAGTAGGATTCTGTTCAATAGAAAACCTACATATACCTTTAAATCC